ATTCAAATATCGACGGCCATCTTTGGCCGTTTTTTAATACGCCAAAAGTGTATACTTATTAAAAATGGAGGCCTGATATAATGGAAAAAGATCCACTGGTAACTGAGCTTTATCGATTAGCAACAGAAAATGATAAGATTGCGGTTTACCTCGCCAATACTGAGAAGCATTTGACGTTACGAAGTGTGTGTAAAAGGCACCCGTAAAATGTAGGAAAACGGCAGGTTAGAACTGTTGGTTTTCCTACATTTTTTGTATCATGAATCACATCAGAGTGTAGGAGGAATTTGATGTGAGACGTGATTTAAGAGAAGGAGTGACGATTTACGTGACTGAAAATATTAAGCCTAACTTCGCCGAGATTGCCCGGCAATATAATGTTGATTATCGAACCGTTAAGAAAGCCTATGAGGAAGTCAAAGCTGGACTTAAGGGCCGACCAAGTGGTCGACCGAAACGGCCAAGTTTACTGGATCCATTCAAGCAAACCATCGATTCAAAGCTTGAACTAAATTGTTCGGCTGCTTCAATTTTTAAATTCCTCGATTTAAAATTGAAGTGCAACACCTGCTCTACTAGACCAGTTCTTTATTCAGACTAGTCAAAAAGGCCATGAAGTCCTATTCTTAATTCACCACAAACAAGAAAGAGGTATCTTCATGACCCGAATTAAGAATATCATATCTAATCAGTATCACCAACTCAATTTAGCTGAACGTGGTCGAATTGAAGCCCTAAGGGGCTTAGATTGGTCCATCCGCCGGATTGCCAAGGCTCTTCATCGTAATCCCAGTACGATTTCGCGTGAATTAAGACGGGGGACAACAACACAGATTAACGCTAATACTCGTATCTTCGAACAGTCATATCTGGCGGAAACTGGCGAAGCAGTTTATCGTAAGCACCGGCTAAACAGCTGTTATCGTGGACTCTTTGATCACTGTCAAACCTTCTGTAATGCTTTGGTTACAGCTTTAAAAGCTCGCCCCAGAATGCATAGTGTGGATACTTTTGTTCACCAATTCAAGACTAATTACCCAGGAGTTGTCTGTCCCTCAACACCGACGGTGTATCGATACATTGATGACCAGCGTTTAACTATCCGTAATTCAGACCTACCAGCTAAACTCCGTCGCCGAGTCAAACGTCCCGGAACAAAGCATCACCGAATCAATAAGAAGAATCTGGGCCATTCAATCGAAGAGCGTCCCACTGTGGTTCAAGCACGTCAAGAGCTTGGACACTGGGAAGGTGACTTGGTCAAAGGTAAACGAGTTGAATCTGAGCCAGCATTAATGACTTTGACTGAACGTGTTAGTCGTTTAGAAATCATCGTTAAACTTCCCAATTATCATGCCGACACTTGCTTGAAAGCCCTCCAGAACACCTTATATGACTATGGAACTGAGTACTTTAAAACCATTACTTTTGATAACGGTGCCGAGTTCTCAAGCTTGAGCCAAGTGGTGGGAACGGACATCTACTTTGCCCATCCTTATTCACCATGGGAACGCGGAACCAATGAGAACACTAACGGCCTTTTGCGCGAGTTCTTCCCGAAGGGTAGATCCTTGGTTTTGGCCTCACTCATTGATATTCAGCTGGCTCAGGATACCTTAAACAACCGGCTGCGGCGGTCATTAAACTATCGTTGCCCAGCCGATCTAATGCCTGAACTAGCTTAGCAACTAGACCACTTCTAAGAATAGATTCTTAGTGTTGCACTTGATTTGACAATTGAGGCAATTTTTAAATTTATCCAGAAGAAGGGCTTTACCGGCAGCTATACCCTCGTGAAAGATTATTGTCGCCAAACCCGCCGAGAACGAGTTAAGAAAGCTACCATTCGGATTGAACATTCCCCTGGTCTCTCTGCTCAAGTTGACTGGAAAGAAGAAATGGCCCTAGTGAGCAGCGAGGGTGAGCTGTTTAAATTCAATATTTTCTTGTATGTATTGCCTTATTCAAAACTCAAATATATGACACTAACCTTTGATCGGAGCCAAGATACCCTCTTTTCTTGCTTACACGACGCTTTCCTTCATACCGGAGGTATTCCGACGGAAATCTGGTTTGATAATATGAAAACCGTTGTGCATCATACAAAATCCCAGTTTGGCCACGCTGTCTTTAACGAACGGTTCCACGAATTCTGTAAAGATGCCGGTTTCACACCAATTGCTTGTCGACCATTCAGACCACAAACTAAAGGTGCAGTTGAAGCCCTTGCTCGCACGGTTGAACGTTTACGGCCATACAATACTGAATTTGCTGATGGAACTGAGCTAATCGAACTAGTTCATATGCTCCGAGATGATCTAAATCATGAAACTTCGCAGGCCACGGACGAAGTCCCGTACCTGAAATGGTTAGACGAAGAAAAAGAGTACCTTCATCGCGTTCCAGTTAATCTCCTTGAACCATACTTCGAAGAAAACATTACCCGTGTCGTTTCGAAGGAGGCCATGATCAATTTCCGCAAATGTAAGTACTCAGTAGATCCGCGATACATTGGTTGTACGGTTGCTGTTGAAATCTCCAATGATGAGCAGCGCATCCACATTTATTATAACGGAGAAGAAATTCGTACGCACTCCATAACTACCAATTCGCTGAATTATGACCCCCAAGATCAGTTCAATATCCTCAAATCTGATTTGCTTAAAGGGCGGACAGATGAAGACATTTCAGCTTACATTCGTGAACATATGACTGATTACGACAACTTATAGGAGGCTACCATGACCACTAATAATCAAATTCTTTTAAATAATCTTGAGCGCTTAGGGTTAAACAAAATCCGTGAATACTTGCCGAATTACCTTGATCAAATTCACACTGATAATCTGTCATTAACTGAGGCGCTAATTGATTTAACTAATTCGGAACTCCAGAATCGACACGAAGGTCAGATTGCACGGGCCATTGGCCGTGCTCGGTTCCCCAATACAAAATCCCTAGATACATTTGATTTTAGCTTTCAACCCAGTATTAATCGCCAAGAGGTTCTGGAATTCCAGAATCTGGCTTTTATGGAAAAGTCTGAAAACTTAATCTTTATTGGCAATCCGGGAGTCGGTAAAACCCACTTGGCAATTAGTATTGGGATTGAGGCCTGTAAACAGGGCTGTCGGGTTCTCTTTATTAATTGTCATGAGCTGTTGATTAGATTGAGAGCAGCTTACGAAAAAGGACTGCTTGATCGATCTCTAAGCCGCTATTCGCGCTATGACCTATTAATTATTGATGAAATTGGGTATTTGCCAATTGGTCACCAAGAAGCTAACCTCTTATTTCAGCTAGTCAATGCCCGCTATGAAAAGCATTCAACGATCATTACCAGCAATAGTGATCTATCCGCTTGGGTTGATATTTTCCAGAACCCAACTGTGACAGCAGCCATTCTCGATCGCTTGGTTCATCATGTTCACGTAGTGAAGATCACTGGTAAATCTTACCGATTACGTGGCCTCAAGTAACTGCCGAAAACCTACATTTCTTTCTGCCGAAAACCTACATTTTTAAACTGCCCTTGACAGTGTGGCGGCTGAACGAACCGACGTTGTGTTAGGGACTACTTGGAATGGGACAGCAGTTGTTATTAATCCAACCAATATCTTATACGCAACACCCGTTAAATAACTAAAACCGGTCGCTAGTTGATGCTGGCGACCGGTTTTAGTTATCTGGATTTAGTGATACTGGGTTGAAACAATGCGGTTTGGTGATGCTGCTTGCCTGAATATCTATTTCCAGTGTGTTTCGAACATTTAATTGACTAGCCTGACACTCAAATTAGACTTTACTTTCTTTCATTTCCAAATATAGCCGTACTGCTTAACCAAGATATACTGACGACTCCCCTAAACTCATTTTGGTTTTCTTACCAATGAGAAAGACATCTGCATAATGAGAGTGGCTACTATTTTTCTTTAGCAGAACTGTTCGTTTCTTTCCAGAAACCTTCCGCTTAGTTACTTTGTAAGTAGGGTTATTGTTCCCTGTATAACCGATCTGATACCATCCCTTGGATTTCTTAATAACTTGCAAATCTTTCCCAGAAATTTTGTGATGAAAGGCTTTGCTACCAGAGTCCATCGCATGGCTCTTTAATTTTATGAACATTGGATCCTTAACGTTTTTTAGCGGCTGATACCACTCATGCCTAAGTGACTTAGGAACCGTACTACTGGCCTCAGCAGCATAACCCGTCACCATGCAAAATGCCAGAGCAGTTGTTAAAACCAACACAATAGTCTTCGTAATCTTATTCATCCTTATCTCCCTGTATACGGATTTACTATTTAAAACATACCTAAAATAGATTTTGTTGTCAATGATTTCTCAGATATTGGATATAACATTTGCAATAATCAGTCCTTGACGATGCAACAATGTCGTTCATATCTGATGAGCGTAGGATGTAGGCTACGTTAAAGAAAAGTAATCTTCTGGACGATTATTATCTCGTGTATCCATTTATTACCGCTAATGGATAATTTTTAGGAGCTATTAAGTGACCAAGTAAGAGTGTTCTAAAAACGTTCTCAATTCATATATTTTCTCCTACTTTTTAACGAGTTATAAAAAATAGGAACCTCGCTAAACGTTGATTTAACGGGATTCCTATTTTTATTATACTTCTTACGCGGTTTAAAAAGGAGAGTACAGGTCTTAAATCTATTGTCGTCAAGAATACCTACAACACCCTTTTTATAGCCATTAATCGACTCTTGTTAATTTCTTTGGCTACGGATTTGGCTACGGTTATTCTCAAATAACGATGTTTATTTGATTTTCAGAACGTTTGTTCGTATAATTAAATGTGAGGTGATAGCCATGGAACAACAACCACTTAATGGAACCCTTGAAAGCGATCCCCGAACTATCAAGCTAAGCCCCCTGCTCCTTTATGTAAAGATACGTGACTCCAAAACAAGCGAGCTAGTCAATTGTTTGGTACATGCTCACGCTTTGGATTTTCTTTATCGTGCAGAGAAAGGATCAACTGTTGCTCTGTTTGGGCATTACAATAGTAGAAAACAGTTTGTGATCACCAAATACGCATTCTGCGCTACAACTGTGACTACAGCATAATGATGATGAGGTGATATTTAGTGATACAAATAGAGAATGATGCAAAGATTATCAATAAGCGAATCGACGCTAGTTTTAAACGGCTCATCAACACGCGTTATCAAATTAATGTAGTTTTCAACCATTACTCCAACACATTCAATTTTCTTATGTACGTAGCTCATCCTAAAAAGCGTTCTCGATCGATCCCCTTGCACACTGTAGAAACAGATGATCTTGTCTATCTGGAATCCCTAATCAAACGAATTCGCGCACACACCCAACTGACCATCACTTACACTGGATTTGTCGGCGAGAAGTGGCCATCAGACTTGCGGCCTATTCAGAGAACAGTAGGCGTTCATGAAGACAAACAGTATCTAAAATAAGATCAGTCCCATTGTGATACTGATCTTATTTTTAGTTTTTCGGAACTATCTAAATGCTATACTTAGCTTAGGGGGGAATTACAATGAAATTTGATTACAAATATGCGCTAATAAATTCTTCGGTATTGATACCATTCGCAATGTTTTTTGGCACAGCTTCTTGTATTTCGTCTGCCACCCTACTGGCATGCTATGCTATTACTCTAGCCATTTTGTATTGTATTTACTATGTTAAATTAGAAGTTCCTTTGAAAAAGAAGCATCCTTCACTTTATGAATCTAATAGAACAACTCCAACGGCGGTTACAAACCTAATAGTCTTCTTAACTGTTTTGTTGGTAATTTTTTTTATAAGTGTTAACTCCTCTGGTGCCTGGATTTTTCCATCCATATTACTTATTAGATGGGTTAGAGATGGATTTTCAAAGCCATTGGAAAAGTGGTGTTCCTAGATGATGGATTCATAAATACACCTTTTATGGCAAACTGTAAAAGCCACACATGCGATGTTAATAGTTTGCCTTTTTATTTGAAAAATGACAACACAAAAAGCCACCCACCTCCTAAGAGATGAGTGGCCTTTAACTATCTGTCTAATTCTGACACAATATTTAACACAACGCTAATAGGAATAAACATTGGGTATGCACACAACATTATATCAACCTTATCATAGTCCTTATGCAGGTACCCGAAATGGTACTTTTGATAAAATTCAACTGCTCCTGCCAATGCAGAAACCGTAATTCCCGTCGTACCTATCCCCAATGAAAATCTTACATTTATAACAGTTCGGAATAAGTCTAACAACATGTTAGCCCCGTAATCTTGGCCCTGAAATCTTTTGTTTACACCAAGCCATGCAATTTCAATTGCAGGGTAAGAGATTGTCCTCATATCGTCTTCATCATCAGTACTAATTGTCTTAAAAATTTTCATATCCTGATATCCTTTAACCTCAACGATACTGCTGGTCAGGGAATAAAACCCGGCAATATCAGATTTATCATCTGAATAAAAGACAGTTGTAGAAAACAAATTCTTCTGTTCCTTATCAATTGCATCATTTTGCAAGAAATTATTAACGGATTCTTCTCCACAATCAAAATTATCCAGAGACTTGATATTTTGAACATCTAAAATGTTCGAACTAACGAGCTTCAAACTTGTGTGTTGCCTTTCTAAAGGCATTCACCGCCTGATTAATTTCCACTCGTTGGACAATGGTTTCATTATCCTTGCGAGGCATGATTGTGCTTAATACATCTTTAAGCTCACCAGAACTGTTAACATGAATTACATGTTTAAATCCATTACCCTGAATAGCAGCCATAGTAATCCCTCCAATCACAATACTAATGCGCTACTAAAGAAGACAATTTTACTCCATTGCTTCTATAAATAAGTATAGACGATAGTATCAGCAATTGTAAACAACTTGCTTAAATTCTTTATCAATTTGCTCACAATTATTATCTTTTTCTTCATTTGACAAAACTATTGATTTGTTTGTTCCCACTGATATACATACCGTTTGCCAGACAGATTCGTGACGTATCCCCATATTCCACAACCTCCGTCACATCAAACTCAGTCCCAGCTGGTTGCCAGTCCACAACATGCTTGAGGGCTTTGTCCTTGTAACGATGAGTACCGCGAACAGACTTCACTCGTTTGACGCCGCCATCAACGGAATAATATAAGCGATTAACGTTGGCTTGGTTAGACGTGATGTAATAACCGTTGGCCAACTGGAATCGGGTAATTTTACCGTAGTTAATCACTTTGGCAATCGCAAATACGGTGCCAGCCGGGAAGTTGTCCACTTTGTGTTTAAAGGCAATGTCCTTGTAACGATTAATCGGGGTTCGGGCATAGATCATTTTGGGATTGTATCGGTAATAGATGGCCTTCTTCGGCTTAGCTGCCTTAGTTGCGGTGCCATAGTATAAGTTTGAGTACATTTGGGATACATCAAATGTCCCATAGCAACCTGGGAAGTGCATGCTTGATGTCCACTGCCAGCCATTATATCCGGTATAGAGCTTGAAGCCTGACGGGTTATAAGGATAGTTAGCCACCCAACCGCCCCGACCAGTTGTATTCAAAGGCACTGAATTAATCCAACTGCCCATCGTATAGACGTCCGTCTTAGGATAGCCCATGCGATGAACTTCGTTGATCCAAGCCTTAACAATTTTGGAGTTCTGATTCCAACCTGAGTTGGTGGCTTCAAAATCAAGTACGATCACGCTGTTTTTACCTAATCCTGCCTTAAGTGCACTCCGGGCTGCCATCTGGGCTTCGGCCTTAGCTCCAGCCACTGTTGTAAATCGGGCAAAATGATAGCCGTTGACGTGTAAGCCAGCAGATACCGCGTTACGAATGCTCGGCTTGGCCGTTTGGTCAGTGAAGTACGTGCCCTCGGATAGCTTAGCTATCATGGCTTTGACGCCATACTTTTTCATCGAACGCCAATTGGCAACGGTCATGATCCCATTGTTATTAGAAGTATCCACAACATCATAATGTGGCATTACTTTGCATCTCCCTCCGTAGTAGCCGTCTTTTCAGGCACATCTAAGGGTGCTGGGTCAGCGGTCACTGTCGCAGCTTGCTTGTCCAGTTGTGCTTGCTTATCAGCGAACGCTTGCTCTGTGTCCGCCAGAGCGACATTGTATTCAGCCTGTTTTGCTTGGGCTTTCGTATCTGTTGTCGTCATAGACTGATATGCTTTTTCGATGGCTGCTGAAATAATTGCCGGTGCCAGACTGTCATGACCAAATACTTTCATTTGGCCTGTTACATCAGCAATCGCCTGCTCACGCTTTTCTTCCCCTGGCATTTCATAATTAACGGCCGCCTTGTTGACAGCATTGAAAGCCAATGTGTCTAGCAGGCTTAGAACTTCACGTTGGGTAGCGGACTTGTTCGCCGCAATCTTGGTCTTCAAGGCTGGATTGATCCGGGTAAACCAGCCAACCAGGGCAAAAATTAAGACACCTAAGATACCGGTGTCGTTGAGTAATTTAATAATCTTCGTAAATTCAGTCATGCTTTTTCCTCCTAAAGTTCGCCATACCGTTCCCGGTACGCTTGATTCTCACGTTCTAAAGCGGCATTGCGTTTTCGTAAAGCTTCATTCTCGCTAACCTTCAGGGCAATTTGCTGGTTAAGTTCTTGTTCCATCGCATCTTTCTTAGCTTTTAATTCGTTCAGATCTTTTGCAAATTGTGCTTGATCACTCTCGCGTTCTTTACGAAGCAATTCGTTATCGGCTTTGACTTGTTCCATAATGTACTTCTCTATGCCCTGACGATCACGATCAGCCTGCCGTGTATCAGAGTGGTAGCCATGAATAACAGCCCATATAGTAGTTACGAACGTTCCCAATGCGCCTAAAGCAACTGCCCAGGACTTAATATCCATGTGTGTCCCCCCTAATCAACGTACCGACTAGTAAGAACAGCATGAGCAAAGCAAATACCCACGTAAGGTTAAACCGCACATCAAACAAGCCCCGAACAATAAAAGCCACTGATAAGGCCCCCAATGCCGGTGATAGTGCAACTAAGCCACCATCGCGAAACAACCGTCGGTTGTGAAAGACGCCAACCAGAATAGCGATGCCGCAGATAATTAACCACAATGAAAACCACCAGTCATCAGCAAAGGCAAAGATTGCATGTTCAGCTGGTGAAGGTGGTGGCGGTGGTGTTACTCGTGGATCATCTAAATAACCTTGATGAAACCAAATATAAAAACCGCCTATCATTGAAAACAGGCCAAAACAAAAATGATTCCAATGCGAAAAGGCCCGTTGAACCGGGCCATCTTTAATACGATGCATGCTTACGCCTCCAAAATAAAAGCACCTAGGCGGTTGTGGTATCCGTCGTCGGTGCTGTGTAGTCCTTACCTGTAAGTTCTTTGTACTGCTCCGGTGTGATACACCAATTGACCATATAGCCAATGTCTAAGCCCCATGAAGCATACAATGTAGCATCGTTAATATTAGGTGATGAAAATGGATTGTTTCCCATAATAGTTTCTCCTATTCTGCCTTAGCTGTGATTTGTTTTTGAACAGCTACAATTTGCTGTGACAGGCTGACGAATTGCTTTTGAAATTGATCTTGCGTAGTAACAAATTGCTGCTGGGCTTCTACTTGAGCCTTTGTGGCACTTCCCAATGCTGTTTGCAAGCCTTCGATGGTTTTGGCCTGCTTTTCGGCTTGCTCACCCTGCTGGTCAATCAATCCTTGTAAGTAGTCAATATCCAAATTGGGTAAGTTACCCGGAGCTGTGACTTCTTGCGAATCATTACTCTTGAATGCGTACATCCACCAGTAGCGAGTGAAGTATTGAATCGAGGTGGTCGGGATATTCACCGCCCGTAGGCCGTCCGTCTGTTCAAGTACGGGCGTAGTGTCCTTATCCGGAAATTGGTTGTCTGCATCTGGTTTTACGTAATAAATTGGCATCTTTGTTCCTCCTTATTTTCAGTATGCTTCAATTTTTAAAATTGGGGAGAATTCACCAATTTGACTATTATACGTAGTGGTCCATGCGCTCCACAAATTTTCGGGAGATTCATACGAAAACACATTTGAGCTTAAATCAAACAAAATTTTTCCATCAATATTTTGGCTTGCAGTATTTCCTATTCTTCCAAAGATGTCTTTTGAGGTTAGAACGATGAAATTATTGTTTAATTGGCTGATAGGATATAGTTGATCAGTTGTGTGGTCGATTTCAGTAAAAGCGTCGGTGATAGACTCGTTATATCCGGGAACACCACCGTGGTAGACATCTCCATAAGTTACTTTTATTCCATTTTTTAGCCTTTCTAATGGCTTGCCTAACTTATATTCCTGAGGATCAGAAAATTTTAATTTTTCCCAGTCTGATTTACTACTGCCATCATAAAGAATTGTACCAGCTGATAGAAAGCTAGAATAGATTTTTTTTGCATTTCCTTGACCATCAGCATAGTACATGCCACCTATTTTCTTACTATGTCCATTGCCATCAGCTATATACATGCCACCAACTTTATTACCGTCTTTAGTATATAGACCCATGTTAATCCTCCTCATACCAATATATTCCAGAAACGGTAGATGCTTTTGCCGCTGCCAATGCTGCCTCGTCACTAGCGTTAGCATGATAAAAGTTATTCAAATCGTCGCTGGTAGCGACTGATTTACCCCCGTTCACAGTAAGCTTGGCAAAATCAACAGGTTTAGAAACAACCCCAGTGTCAGGGTTGCGGTCAACCACGTTAGCCGCGTTAGCGGGCGTATAGTCTAGCTTATCCTGCTTAGCATTAACCTCATCAATGCTGGCAACTTGATTGGCTGGCTTACGCATATCCGCCGTGTGCACGACCGTACTATCATCAGCTTTGCCACTAGTCTTCGTGTCTGCGTATTCCTTGGCCGACTTGAGTGTCATGGCGTCGCCATCAGCGACATTTTTGGTGGTCGCGATGGCATTACCAGCACCGTCTACCGCACCCTTTTCAAGGGTAACCGACTCTTTGAAGTCTGCTGGCTTGCTACCGTCGATGACGGTGGCAGGAATATTAGCCTTGATATCATCAATAGTTGCAATGTGTTTTGATGCAAAGATTGCATCAAGGTCGGCTTCATTAAGTGAACCAGCCTGACTGACAGTAATCAAAACATTATCGGCATCACTAACCGTTGTATCAGTCTGGAATGAATCATTTAAGTTGGACTTACCGTCATATGCAGCGATGTAGTCCGGTAAAGAACTTGGTAATACTCCATACAGAATTTCATCCCCGTTTTCTGGTCGTGCATAAAACCCGACTGTATAGAGACTGTATGCCATCGTCACATCTTTAGACGGAAAGTCCACCCGCATAGTCAAGGTAGTGTCATCCTTCTTAATAATTCGTGAGTAGTTGACTGTCTGCTGCACATCTTCAAGTGACGTGAGCTTTTTTAAATCGTTGACCGGAGTAGCTGAGTAATCATGGCTTGAGGCCACTGCTCGGGTGAACTGGATTTTATCCAAGCCCCCAAGTGTGCCCGTTGCCAGTGATCGACCAGCTTCGGTCAAATAGGTAGTATCAAATTGCACTTTTATCCCTCCTTAGAGACTTGGTGAAGCCGCTGTCGCTGAGTGACTGTGGCCATGGTCGTATTATCATCCGTAGTGTGTGCGCGGTCTCTCATGCTATCCATAACAGCAAAGTGAGAACGCTCCTTTTTAGTGGCTGTGGCCACGTATAGTGTCTGGGTAGCGACAGCTTGAAAGTCAACGCTGACAATTTTTACTTCTGGCATAACAGCTGACTCTAGTGCCTTAACCAGAAGGTTCTTCTTGCGAGCAGACTTACTATAACGGTTTGGAATATTAGTAAATCTAACTGCTTCCGGATCACCGCCTAGTTGATCTGGATCAGTGATTACATCGAATTCAGTTGGATCAGCTTGCAAAATAAAAGCAATCAAGTTGATAATGTCATTTTCCGTAACTCCAATTCGGTTAAGCATCTTAGCTAGTCGAATCTGGAAGCGGAGAAAATCATCATCGTTATCAATTCGACTAATACCCCAATCAGCTGCGATGTCATCTAGTGCACCACCACGTGCATTTTCGAGCTGTCGCCATTCATATATTTTCCGAAAAACATCAATTTCTGCAATGATGTCATCTGCCAAAGCGTTGAGCAATGCTTGGTTATTACTATCGGGATTTTGATTTTTTCTCGCTGGCAATGCAGTGATTATCATTTGACGAATGGTATCATCGTCCAAACCCATATCTGTCCAAAAAGTTCTCCAACTGGTCTCAGCCATTAATGACCACCTCGATATCATCGGCCGTGATGTAGGCTAGCGAGTACCCGTCAACTTTTACATTGCCAAGCGTTAAATTGGTTTTATCAGTGCCAACAAGTAAATCAATGCTGCTGATCCCATCGACTTGCCACAAATACTCAAAAAGCTTTGAGTAGAGTAAGGTATCACCCATATTAAGTGTCCGGTCGTATTCGATGACCTTATTTTTTAATTCAGTCACACCGTTGTCCGTGTCAAAACTATCAGTCGTTTCAATGGCAACTTTCACGTAAACCGTTTGCTGCTTGGCACGGGAAAAGTAAATGGTTCGTTCTTGACCAGAGTTATTAATAACAGTTTGTGCAACCTCCCCAAACGTATGACCCGGCAACCCGATTGAATTAAAAATGGCGTTAGCAACGTTCTCGTCACTACCGCCAATTACATATACATGGGTTGTTTTAGGCGGATTGCCATCAGCATCCGCCGTCATTTCGTTGTTAGCTTGTACTTTGCACTGGATAACTCCCGCTACGTTTTCAACGTTGGCTCGAATGCCTTCCTCGGTGGAGTCAGATTTAGCTAGGCGATTTTCGAAAAGTCGTGCCCGGTAATTCACTTCTGACTCAATTTCTTCACCACCGGTTGCGACTTCTGGGTTAGTTACCCGAACGACTCCCACAATTCCTTCGGTGCCATCACTACCCCCTTCGTCTGAGATAGTGTTGGCACCAACATTGCCGCTAGTTCCCGGGTCATTAGCTTGTGCTTGAATCAGCACCCGGCCAATCTCATTGCCGTCATCATCGGTGAGCGGCACTTCTGCTCCGTCATCATCTTTGACCGTGGCAACCTCAGGAATTTTGGCGTCTTCCAAGGTATTGAACACAACCCCATCAGCCGTGCTGTATTGACTGCCAGCTGGAATCACTGTTCCAACATCAGCATCAACCTGTAAGTTAACGGTGGCGGAGGTCGCAGGCTTACGGCTGAGTCCCTCATCTGACCCAATAAAATCAAGATCAGCATTACGGGCTCGCAAAATAAAGGGACTGTTATAAACCAGCTGACCAAGCTGTTCCACTAATTGCCGGCCTGTAGCGACTCCCCCCATAATCTGACCAAAAAAGTGTGCATCATCAAGTGCTACATTATCTCCCGCACGGCCGACAATGTCTTGATTAAGTTCATCACGTACATCATCAAATTCCTTTAGATTGTATCCATCCTCATCAGTCAATCCCAATGTCATCCACCTCCGTTCCTGTAGTTACCGTTATCTCTTCGCCAGAATCATCCAAATAGGTAACAACTAAGTCGACGGTTGCCGTACGCCCATTACGCTTAATGTCTTTGACCTCAGCGCTAACAAAATTATCAAATTGAGATTCGAGATAGTCTTCAATCTCAGCCTCCAAGCTCGGAATGTCGTCCAAGTTTTCAATAATATGGAGATGATTAAGACCAAAACTAGGATTCCATGACAGTTCGCCCTCATTAGTTCCTAAAGCGATATTCGTTGCTACAGCTTGATCGTCATCTTCGACCGTCACTAAATCACCAGTCTCTGGGTCAATGATGATATCACCGCTTTCATCCACTGCTAAGTCTTTACTCACTCTTAATCACCCCCAAAACAATGCCATCGTTGACGTCGTGCATACGGCGACTAGCCAATTCAAATTCACCAGCGCCATTATAATTATCCATGTCACGGTCATGGAAACCTACCAACACTGAACTACCACGTTTTATCGCCGAAGCTGCTGATTCCAGAATTAGGCAGTCACCGATAATTGCGCGCTCATTGCCATCTGATTGCTTGGGTGACGGTTGAACATCTACCCGCCAAGGAGAACCCTTATCAATTGAGATCACCTTTCCCAACATAAAGCTATGGTCGGCCGCAAGAAAGTATGGTAGAAGCCCATTCAGGACCACATCAAGTGGATCATTTTTGTCTTGACTCATACCATTTCCACCTCACAGCTTGTCTGCATATCATCTAGCGAATGCGTATAGTTTTTTACCCGAACCAGTGACTTAATATTTTCGGCAACATAAAAGACGGAACCGTTAGCAACCAATGGATTCAGGTAGGTCACTACCGTCCATGTCGCTTTCTTTCCGTCTTCGTCATTAATGGTTGGCATGTTGACCAACCCATCTTTGAGAGTGAGATACAGGTGTGTTTGCCACAGCTTCGGCTTCTCGTCGTAGTCAATGACAATATCATCGATTCTATACTGAAATTTGCTACCGCAATCCTTCACAATCGCCTTGATAGCTGTCTCTGGCTTCTTAGTCAAGGTATACCCATGCTTATACACTTTATTTTTCTTGAGGTGTAACACGGCAATTGGTATCCCTGATTCTCTGGCGATCCGTTGAATGATAGTCTTGGCCTTAACACCTTTCTTGAAGCGAATGTTGATGTTTTTCTTCTTGCTAGTTGTCCACGTGATTGTTTTACCAGTGGACGTCTTGTAGCTGTGTTTAACCGTCTTCGCACCCGAATAGGCATTATAAATTTTTTTATTCTTCGAGTAATCCTTACCCGCTACGAAAGTGATTGAAATTGAATGATCTTCACCATCACGAGCTTCTAGCGATACCTTGGTGATGTTTCCTTCACCAATGATGCCAAACATGTCATAACCGCCGGCTTTAACAACAACGTGCTCTTTAGTATTAAACAGGTCCTCATGTTCCTTTGACAAGTTAGAGATAATGATTGTATTGGTAGCAGGCGAACCACCGTCACCACCGCTAATTTCACCCGTAATGGTGAGACCGTATCCAGCCGGTGTGAAGTTATTAAAATTATAAGTTCCTTTTTTCAGAACTAAATCAACTTCAACTTTAGCGCCGTACCACGTCTTGCCATCAGGGTTAGTGACTTTAAGCGCCATCACTATCACCGCTTTCATATACACTGTCATCATCTAGCAGAGAGACTGGATTTTGGAAGTTTTTAATCGTTACCGATGACTCCAGCCCAGCCTCATCCATTGGAACTAGTCGTTCGGCAGGTAGCCAATCGTAGGCAGCCCAATACCACAGCGGAACGCCATATGTCAGCGGTTCCCCTAAGATTTGATGCGTGTCATCATCAACAGAAACGATATCAATGGATAGCACTCCGGATAGCTCATTCTGCTGCAGAGTTAGCTCGAATGTTCCGCCCTCTAACTCAACTTCTTGTCGATCAGGAAGATTATTCAAATTAAATGTGATACTATCGCGTTTCATTCAAGCATCCTCCTTACTTTGGAATCTTGAGCTTGTGTCCGGGAAACATTGTTTTATGCCAATCACCATTCAGCTTCGTTAAAGTGGCCACGGTTGTTCCTTTCTTCTGAGCCAGGGCCCAATAGGTATCACCAGACTTAACCGTGTAAGTACTGTACTTGCCTTTATCTGTACCCCTATTTTTGGCTCCCTTAGTCGCTCCTTTACTCTTGGTACTCTTTTTGGACTTGCCATAAAGTACCTTTGCCGGTTTGACATAAGTAAAAGTGATGCTCAGTTCCAAGGCGTTTTCACGCGGTGTTCCTGAAACAGTCTTGCTAATTGAAGAAATCTTAGCATGATTCCAATTGGAAAACCCCTTGATGATGAACTCAGTATCTAACCGTTGCAACTTCTGAATGGCATTGAACTGCTTGCAGGCATCAGCATAAGTGTTGCCAAAAACATAGTACGTTCCTGACAGCTCTTTACTGGTTCGCGTGGACTTACCGGCACGTGGATCGGAATTATCGACCCCAATCGATACCACATCACTAGCATCCGTTTCGGTTGGTTGAACCTCGCCCAAAAAATAAACAACCGAACTCATTAGGTCAGCACGGTACAGCGCTGTTTGCCCGACAAGTGGTTGTTTTTTGTGTTTGGCGATTGCCGATGTGATTTTGGCTAGATTGGCTTTCTGTTTCTTCTTTTTAGCAGCGGCTTTCCGTTTGTCCGCCTCTTTCTTAAGAGCTGCGGCTTTCTTCTTATCCTTGGCCTTCTTGCTTTTCTCATGAGCCAGCTTAGTTTTAGCAGACTTAAGCTTTGAACGAGCAGTGCTCTGTTTCTTAAGCTGTTCCTGATAGGAGGCAGAATTTGTCAATTTTTTCAGATCAGCATAAGCAGATTTTTGCATTTTCTGTTTAGCCTTGATCTGATCTTGAATGGCCTTTTTCTTAGAAGTTTTGGCCTTGGCCAACTGCTTCTTTAGATCATCAATTTGTTTGCTGACGGCATCATAAGCAGCCTTTTTAGTGCCATACCCATTTTGCTTTTTAAGGTAGTCGTCAGTCTTGTCGATTACCTTTTGTTGCTTGGTAATCGTGCTCTGTGTAGCTGTAATGCTTGCCGCATCTGATTTCACCTTTGCTTTCGATTTTGTCACTTGTACGCTTAACTGTTTGTCTGACATCTGACTGGGTGACATCAACGAGACGGGGATAGTGGCCACTTTTTTTGTAGAAACATAGCTTTTAACCAGTGCTGCTGTATTTTTCTTTAAAGTAATGTCCATTAAATAACCAATCCTCCTTCTCCTTGATCTGTGCCGGTAGCACGACGAAGCATATCAGCCAGCTGTTGAGTTACCTTAGACATTCCAGAAACGACTTGCTTTTCAATATTTTGACCGTTGCCACCTTCGACTTTAATATTGTTGGTCATCTTGATGGTCACATCACGACCACCAGCTGAGGCAGCCACCTTGACGGGCTGTACTCGATGATCGCCTGTATAATCATCAATCTTGTTCATGATTGCCTTACGCCGCTGTTTTTTGTCTGGCGCCATCGGTACAATAGCTTCCAGCTTGTCGCCTTCCGAAATCTCGGCAAGTTTGTGTTTCTTGGAAAATCCACCATTTTCAAAACGAGCATGACCACTTGGCCCCCAGCCGCCTGTATGGACATCATGTCGCCAATTGCTGTCGTTAAACATTGCCAGCAGCTGGTCATAAGCCGATAAGATGTTATTGTGTCCTTTAACAGCGTATGACTTAAAGGTGCTTGGAATGAATTGCAGTAAACCTTGAGCCGGATGTCCAGCAGCTGAGTTCACGTCATGAACCTTTTGCGTAACAGTTGCACTACCACCAGATTCGTGCATGATAACGCTCTTAATAGTGGCTAATTCGCTAGCACTGAGCTTCACATGCATTGCCTTAGCAGCCTTTTCAATCATGGCAGAGCCACCATAACTAGCCCCACCAGTGCCACCGTCAACCTCAGTGGCCAGCTTATCAGTTATCCACTTAGCGGCAGACTTTCCAAGCTGCTTGGTTACCAACTTAGTAAGCGAATTGTTGGACTTTTTAGAATTGCTCAGCTTTGATGATCCGTTGGAGCTACCATGCATTTTAGTCACATCGTACCAACCACGCGTTGAAGAACCGCCGTGGTCCCATAAAGAACCATGGGATACACCAATGTGAACATGGGCACCGCTTCCGGCACCATTTAAGTTGCCCAAAGTAGCGATTCGTTGGCCAGTCTTGATCACGTCACCAGTTGAAACTTTGATGTTATTCATCCCACCAAATTCTTGATAGATTTCTTGATACCCATCATCACTGGCTACAGTGATGACGTCACCAAGCTGACTATATGGCCATCCATGAAGTGGCCGTCCGGTATGAGTTACCTTTCCACCGTGTACGGCAAGAATCCCAGAACCAAGTGAACTGGAAAAGTCGACACCGTCATGACTGCCAAATGAGCGTGCGGCACCAAAACCATTTGTTTCCGCCATCCCTGGATCATGTCGCCAGCTACCACCGGCACTACTACCACCGCCTTGAATTAAGCTTTGAATGTATCCCCACATGGCGTTTGACCACGGAACACCGACAGTCTTAGCACTCGCCTTAGCGGTGCTCGTCGTTCCCTTTTGCAGAGCTGAACCATCCAATTTGACGTTACCGGAAAATTCCTTGTTGAATGCCCTGCCAGAATTACCTGAGTTAGCCGAAGCAATTGCCCTTAGCTTGTCATCACTAGCACCAGTCCCTTTAGCGAAATGTGGCAGATATGGTTTAGCTCGTTCTACCTGGGATCCATTAAAGACGTTGTCACCCTTCTTCAAGTGGAAGACGCCGTTATCACCAATAGGTTTCAATAGCTGATCACCACGCCCGACCAACTCTTGACGTGGGCCAGCGGTTGCATCATTTAAGACCGCCATCTGATCACTAGCAATTGGACCATTAGACCCAGCTGCATAATGGATAGGCTTAAGCACTGACTTGTTCCCACCAAATTGCGATAGAGCTGAATCAATGCCAGTAAATCCATTATTCAGGTTAGTAATGGCACCCTTCATGGACGACTTAGCCATCCCTGGTAACTTATTAAAGTTATTACCGAAGTCTGAAACAATGGTCTGATCTGCCTTAGACATACCATCTTGCAGTTTGTCCATGGTTTTGAGCCCAACATTTTTGAGCTGAGTAAGCTGCTTATCGGCACCCTTTTGAGCGGCGTCAAAATCAGCAATCATTTGCTTGCGAATCAGGTCTGTTTGCTTATTGGTTCCATTCTTCGTGTCCTTTAGAATCTGATTTGACTTCTTGTTAAGACCAGTCAGTTTCTTTTGAGCGCCCTTGGTGCCTTTACCATATCCAGATACAATATCGGTACCAATCTGATCAGCCGACCGCTTGGTCTTGTATTCAGTATTCTTCATGGTAGCGTCATTGACGCCTTTCACCTTGACTGTCGTAGCTACAGAAGCAGCACCAACAGACCCAGTTCCCTTAGCATAGCCTGGTAGAATCCGACCTCGTCCGAGGCCACCACGCATAGCCTTCAGGCTGTCACGATGATTCATGATGTGCATACCAGCCGTGAGATGTACCAGCTGCGGTCCTTGGTCGAAAATTTGATACTTACCAGAGCGAGCATCGTACCCAATTTCAGTCCCGGCCTCGGCCACCATAGCCATACCTGGTTTGATGGTTGGACCGCCTGAAGCGAAACCAGTTATCGGTTTTGTAACAATCGACTTTTTCTTTTTCTTCTTGGAAGTGATTCCAGAAGGGTTAAGGATTCCACGGCTCTCACTCGGATAGGTACTCTTAGTATTCACAGTACCAATCGGGCCACCAGTCGCATTAGTACTTAGGCTGTTAGTCAAAGCAGCTGCGTGTTTGCTGTTGTACTTGCGTTGATGATCGCTCTTGTCACCCGCAGGTGATGCTGTACCATTCTTCTGGTACCAATCGGCCCATTTACTCAGCTGATCAGCGATTGCACCGCCAATATACGTTCCAACGGCAGCACCAGCTGGCCCCCCCAGATAGAAGCCAATCGCGCCGCCAACGGTGTCACCGCCAAGTTTCCAAGCGGCTTTGGCACCCTTCTTGGTTGAGATTCCATCCAGAAATACCTGAGAACCATCAGTTGCAAATTTGCTTGCGATGGTCATCCAAGCGATGTTGTGAATCGCATCAGAAAAGAGCCCGCCACCAGTACGGCCAGCAACCTTGGCTCCGTTTTTAATCTTTGTGGCAAATCCGCGACCACCGGTCTTACCTGCAGCAGTACTACCCTTTTTTGCTTCTTTAGCAAAGTGACGACCACCAGCAGTCCCACTAGACTCAATTGCTTCTTCAATTTTCGTGGCAAATTTACTGCTGCTTTTGCCACCACCAGCACGCTTACCTTTTCCGCCGCCAAACAAAATACCTTGATAAGAGTCAGCTGCATCTAAAGCCGTCGTGAGTTTTAGCTGCGTGTTGATTTCTTTGAGCATTTTCAGGAACTGGTTAGCTTTTTTGACAGCAAAAAAGCCGACCATAGCTTTAGCAGCCAGCTTAATTGCTCCTTTATGTTGATCAATACCTTTCAATAAATCATCAAGTTGGTCCAATGGGTCTTTCGCTGCTTTACCATTTTTATCGACTAGACCAAATGCATCGCCGATATCAGTGAGAATGTCAATGCTATCAGTCCAAACCGCTTTGCCGAATATTCCACCAATATCACCAATATTTTTCATAACATCCAAGATAGTATCTTTATGCTTATCTAGGTAATTGATTCCATCTACTGCCGCACCAGTAACGACACCCAGTGCTGAGGATATGCCTTTGGCATACTTTTTCATCATGTCGTCTTTGAGCAAGTCTTGCATGGACTTAGCGGTCTGCTTGTCCATATTAAAGCTGGTCTTCATAACATCCCCGGCCAACGTGCTAAACCGCGACTTAAGGTACATCGACATCCCCATAAAGGACGTCATGGCTTCTTTAGTCCCACCCTCGTACTTTTTTCCGAGGTAGGTCAAAGTATCGGTAAATTGTTTTGCAGACAGCTTTCCAGCTGCAGACATGGCATAGAGCTGTTTCATACTCTTACCGGTTGCCTTCTGCAAGGCTTCACCGAACATTGGGAACCGGTTGATCATGACCGCCATATCTTCGGAACTAGCTTTACCACCAGCAACAATCTTGGCAAATTGCTCGCCAGATTCTGCTAAGGCGTCGTTAGACATATGCAGTGTGGAACCTAAAGCGATAAAGTCATTAGTCCAGTTCTTGGTTTCCTTTTCGTTTGAATGAACGTGGTAGAAGGACTGAGCCATCTCATTCAGAGTATCAGCGGCATAAATGGAATGCTGAGACATGGAGTTGATGTACTTGACTAAGTTTTTCCCATCCTTAGGTGCCTCAGTGGTCAAGGACGTCCACACGGTCTTCATCGTGTCTTGTTCCTTGTTGTACTCCATCCCGGCCTGTGCGGCTTCATGAAGCCCATTGGTTAGCGCCATCACACCATTTGAAATCATGGTTCCAGCAAACGAGCCAGCGATGATATCCTTCAATCGCCGACTCTTTTTTGCTGTCTTATCCATTTCATTGCCAACCTTACGGGTCTGCTTCTCAACTTCACTGGCACCAACCTTGACGCCATCAGTGTCAAACTTCACCTTGGTAACGGTTTCCTTTGGCAAGTCGCGTAGTTCTCGGCCTACCTTGCCAATCGGTGTTAGCAGTCCAGTAATCGATGATTCTAATTCTGAATAGTGTCTTTTTTGCGTAGACGTATACGCCTCGGAAACATTATTCAGATTAGAAATTTTGTCGCGGAAAGTCGTTGCTGACTTTGAACCACCTTGAATTGATTGATTTACTTCATGCTGTGCTGATTTTAAACGATCGTCAGCACCAATCATCTTATCGATGGTATCAATGAAGGTGCGACCAAACGTGCCTACTTCCCGGTTAACTGGTTCGAAGTGATGACCCAAGGAGCTTACCTTATCGATGATTTTGTCAACGCTGGTATCAAGTTTCTCTAGCTTAGGGTAATCGATGTTGAACCCAATGCCGATATCCTCACGACGTAATTCTCCTGCCATTTAGTCACACCTCCTTAACTCTTATTCTTGTTAGCATTCTGCAAGGCATTCCAAAATTCCGTAATGCCTTTTTGAATTGCCATGCTTTCTTGATCAATACGTTCGCTTAAAATCTTATCGGACAGATTACTCATGATAATTCGTTGATCTAAACTCCATTTGCCGACTTCTTCGACTGAACTGGCTAGTCCTAACGACACCGGTAAATAAAGCTCATAAAGGCGGTCAACTTCCTTATCAATTCGCTTCTGGTCAATCTCGTTTTCTTCTTCATTGAAGAAACGTGAATCATTAGATGCACTCTGACAGAAACGTCACAGCTTGAATCGCTGTTGAGGCATAGCCGTCATGATCCATGACCTCGGCAAAGTAGAGACGTGCTTCATTGATTGCGTCATAGCCACCACCATTTTCAGACCAGAAAGACATATCAAGTGGTTTGTCAGGATTATCGACATGACGGAAAACGTCCTTGTTGAGAGCCTTCAAAACGGCCAGTGTTTCATCAGCACCATCGACCCCACGAATATCAGCGGTCAGGTTTAAGGCTTCTCGATAGCCAGGGAACTTCATTAGGATGTGTGGCTTCTTACCGCGCTTGCCATCCAGTTCGACTTCCTTGGTTTCTTCGGTTTTGCGAACCTTCTTATTGAGATCAGCAAATGCATAGCGTGGGTTGATAATAACGTTCTCATTAATCATGTTGATCATTTCGGCATAGTCCCGCTCGTTGTTACCGATGTTTTGCTTGGCTCGAATCTTCATCAGCATTTCATAACCGGGGTCCCGGAAGGTTGCCTCAATTGTCTTAGGATTTTCCTTATCCCCATACTTAATCGTTTCGTGCTTGTCCATCTCTGCCAACTTCGTTACGTCTACTTTTGGTGCTGCCATTTTTTCAGTCATATAAAATCATCCTTTCAAATTTTAGGTATGTAAAAAGCAGGCTCGAAAGTCTGCTGTCGTCTTCTATAGTGCTAATTAAGCGGCGTTGCCAAATGAATCCTCATATTGGCAAGCTAGCAACGTCCAGTCACGCGTGGTAATCCCGTTAGATACAGAACCATCAGGCATCTTTTGAATCAAGCAAACGCTCGATTGTACGACTTCGCCGTTGTTATCGTTTTGAACTTTGAATCCAAATGTTGGCACAGTATCCGACCCATGTTTCATTTGACGGTAGTAGCAACCGTAGATGATATCGTGTGCTGGCGCCCCATCGTTTAGATGAGCAACAAATTGCCCTAACTTCGAGTGATTAATCAGGCCTAGTGGAACGCCCTTAAAGTCAGATGCCACATCGACATCGTTATCAGTCTTAGACCAGTTAACGGCTTCACCAGACTGGAACCCACTGAGTTCCGTTGGAGTGCCATCAACAATCACGTAAACGTGAATAAAGCGGGAATCCTTTAGGACAAAGTAACTCCCGTCATCGAGTTGAACACGTTGAATCATTTAGCTCCACCTCCTAGAGTGTAATGGCATTGTTCAAGTAGACCTTTTCAAATGGGTTAGGCAATCCCATTTGAACGTCTATTGACTTGTACTTACGTTGCGAGATTTCATAAGCAGATAACTGTGAACGCGACTTGGCCGTTACATGGAAATCGGCCTTACCATCGTCCCCAGTAGCAATGGTTCCCAGTTTGAACAAATCATCGCCGGCTGCTTGTGCGGTCGTAACTAGTTCACTGATATTGTCATCAGTAATCTCAGTGAATTTTTTGCTGTTCATCCACTTTTGAATCCGATATTGAAGAAAATCTGTGTTGTACTGTGCGTTGAAAGAGTTGTCGATGTAGTTACCGTTTAACTCCTTGTCGGCACTCAGCATGAGGTCATCCGCCTTATTCACGACAGTCAAACCATTTAGGTTTTCGATCATATCGAGTTCAACTTGGGTCCAGTCGTTTGGTACGAACTGGCTAAGATTGCCAATCCGCATCCAGTCAAGCAATGTCAGAGTTGAAGCGTAAGCCACTGCTTGTGCGGCCGGCTTATTTTCAGCACTCTTTTCGACAATTGCTCGCAGGTGTCCCAGCTTGTCCTTATCGGTTTGCGTTGCAACCGCGTAATCATGCCATTTCTGTAAATCAACAATGTTGTCGACCTGCAATACCAACTCGCTGTGTGCATTGGCGTACATAATATCAGCAGCTGTTTTGATGTCGTCATCCGTCATCCCAACCGGAATAAACCACCGAGGACCATCGTTTAAATGGTCTTCCAGCCACTTCTGCACGCCTGATACGGTAGCTGATAATGTTGCGCCATCAGCAGTTGGCGTCACACTGACGTCATTTAGACTAATGACATCGGTGTTTGGATAAGTGCCAATCATAACTGGCCCTTCGAAATCCTTAACATCAAACATTGCTTCGACAAGCGCATATTCCTCAGTTGTTTCATCAAAACCCACATCTGGCATTTCTTCTGGATCATGAACTAGCAGCACACTTTCAGTTGCATCAGTTCCTCGCCGTAGCAAAGCAACGGCTGCAGTATTCGATCCCGTATTAAATGGGGCAACCGTCGTAGTTGTGATTAAATCTGAGGGCTGCTTAATAATCTTTGCAATAGGCATTGTTTATGATTCCTCCTTTGTAATCTTGATATTCGGTTCAACGGAATCAAGCCCGCCCACTTGTGTCTGATCACGATAGTCAGGGTTGATCATCAGCGTGACTGTGACACCAACCTGATTTTCAACAGCGATCGTCCAATCTTCGTCAAGTGGCTCAGGGTCACTCACCTCCACAATTGAAATGCCCTGCTGGGCCAAGTCGACCTGTGGCTGCATGGAACCTAAGACATTTTGCAACCATTCGATGCGATCGCTAGCTTCCAGTGGGTCATCACAGTGGACCTTTAACTGAATAACCTTAAGAAACGGTTCACCAACGTGATTAAAGGTGATTCGTCGATGAGCATTGGCAATCGTCCAACTAAAAAAAGGCAACTGACGTTTTTCGTCAATCACCTTCTCATAGACCCAAGGGATCTTCTCCCCCGGATTCATCGGGTACTTTGCCAGCTCCGTTACCAGAGCCGTCACCGTTTGTCGGTTGTTCATCGTCATCATCTCCATTCCGTTGAAGCGTGTAGTAAGTCAGCTGGCTATGCGTCAATGGCGCTTCACCAGTTACCTCATACGTTTCACCCGTGTTTTTCCGCAAAACCTTGGTGCCCTTCTTGTACCCCGATGTACGTGAAGACCAGACCAAAATGCTAACTTCCATCTCACCACCAGAGCCTTGCTGGTATGTGATAGCTGGATTAGATGTTGTCGTGAGAGGTTCAACCACATCACGTGGTGTTCCCCACGACTGACCACCTATTCCTAACGGGTCGCTACCATCATTACCAAGATATGGTGTGATTATCAGCGGTTCTTTGTTGCGGTCAAACATAAAATGAAAAGTATTCAGGTTTTGAAAATTAGGCATTAGTTACGTCAGCGGTGACATCTGCTCCATCTTCCGTTGCCGTAGCCTTTACGTTAGTTGGCTCTGGTTCAGTTTTTTTTAGCACCGTCCATCCCGGTACATCAACCTTACCTGACGGATTTTCGGCATTAGTATCATCAATAACTGCGGCTTGGTAGTCGCCATCAGCCACAACCGTACCTGCTGCTAATCCAGTTACAGATACCTTTTCGGCTGGATCACCAGTTGCTAAAGGAGTCGTTTCACCCTTCTTGTAAATTGCTAATTTTTGAGCCATAAGCTAAAACTTCCTTTCGCGGGTCCATGTGATTGACCCAATTAATTTTCCTGTGTCCTGTAGCGGATCATCGACTCCCTTACGGTCAACGGTGAGCGACGCATTATGCGGCGTGTGCAGGTCACGGATTGTTTTCTTAATATCATTTGAGATTCGTCGCCCTAACTGATTCTCAAGACTTTTTGGGGACAGCTTGCCGTCCATAACTTGAAGAAAGCCATCAGCCACAAGTTGCCCCCACTCATCATGATTACGCTCAAAGGCGATGTTCAGAAACCGCCGGGGTGGAATCCGAACACTCTCTTTGAGTACGAACATGATAGTCATGCCGTATGGGGCCGATTTATCAGCAACTGCTAAAACACGGTTATGAGCACCTTTAGGCCGAAATAATCCCGGTATCTCACTTGGCTTTCGACCTTTAGCAGCGGCCGTTGGAATAGTCAAAAATGACTTCTTAGCATGAATCACCATGCCATGCTCATTGACCCGGGCAACCATCTGTAAGATCGAATCATCAATGGGAACGCCGACAATCAAATCCATTTGATTAAGCCGTTTAGATCGCTCAATCCACTCTGAAATGTGATTAAAGCTTGCCACCTAACCACCTCAATCCCGACTGAATGCCCGACCACGGTGTCGACTTCGGCCAAATTGGTCCACCAAATCCTTATAGCGATTCATGTACGGGTCGCCATCAGACCAGTCGAACATAGTCTGAGACTCGCCCAAATGGCTGGCAGACTGGACGCCACCGTTAGCCACTATGGCGTCCACGTTCAGCTGACTAAGAGCCAACATTCGGTTAGCCTCTTCCTGCTTAACGGGCTTAATGTGGTCAGCCTGTACGGTCGTCCACGAGTCATCAATAAGTTGCTGCAGATACTCGTCATCGTCCAAATTAGACGCCAGCGGGTACTTTTTTAACTTATCGAGTGTCGTCTTGTTATCGGCCATTGCGGTTCACCTCTTATTTACCTGTAGTTGTTCCAGAACCTGACCCAGAACCACTAGATGCCTTCTGCTTGGGCAAGAAGTCTGTGGATACCTTAGCCTTATACGCAACAACATGAATACTTCGAGGATCAACGTTCTTAACGATTTCCCAAGTAGATGGCTTGGATAGTTCATCAATCGTTGCAGTTTGGCCTGCAGCGGAGAACCCATCAGCCACCGAAGTACCTTTCACGTGAATGGTTTCGGTACGACGGTTGATAATGTTAGTACGACCACCATTCTTACGGGCTTCACGTTCAACTTCGGTTGAATCAGACGGGTTAGCTACGGAATAACCAATAGCCCCGTTACCAAAGATGTAGGACGTTGCAACACCGTTAGCATCCAACGGCAGGTCATCATCAACCACGATTTGCATCCCGTTGTAGTTACCGAATGGCCCCACTGCAACGTTTGGCTGAACGGTGTCAATCATGTTTTGCAACTTCATTTCGGCGTAAGCACTGGAATTAACTGCAATCTTATTGAACGTTTGATCTTGCAAGTCGCCCAATTTATTGATTGTCGCCAAAAATCCGCGGGCAGAGAAGTTGTTGCTTGAATCATCAAACATCTTCGCAGTCGCGATATCCGTATTTCCAAATACACCGGCAAGAATTGCCATCAGTAACTTTTGTTCTGAATTGCTCCAGAAATTAGCGAACCGTGACGCGATAACGTCGGCTGGATTAGAGACGGAAAATTGTTGGGCAATATCCGTGTACCCAAATGCCTTAACCAAGCGAAGTCGCATGGCCCGTTGTTTACCCGTAGTGACACCGGAAACACTGATATCATCGGTATCAGTCCATGGATCTGGGTCACCTTCCAGATCATTGGTGAACGGTAAGGTCATAGTGTCTTCCGTCGAATCCAACAAATGGGCACCAAATTGGTCGTCGGGCGTCAAAATACCGGATTGAATCATGCGGTTAGTTTTGGTGCTGAGATTAATGACGTTCTGTCCAAACAAAGTCGGTTGGATCATTCCAGAAAGTTGTGTAAATACGTCAGTTGCCACTTAAATCACTCCTTTTCTAATTCATAAATTGTTGTGCTAGTTGCGGATTCTTCTGATAAATCGCAAGTTGTTCACTGTAGCTCATTGAGTCCCAGTCTTTTTTAGTGACTGTCGCATCAGGTGTTTGATTACCAGAAGCCGGTGTCTGATCGCCTTGCATTCGCTTCAACGTTTCATCATGAACGGCTTCGTTGAAAGACTTTTCAAAAGAATCGACGTTTGCAATCATAGTGTCGTGGTCTTGATCGGCGATGTAATCGGCGAAAGTATCAGGAAGATGGCGGCTAGCGAGTTCTTGCTGAGCATAGAAGTGAGCTTGTTCCTGATGGAACTTATCCCGTTCTTGCTGATCCCGTTCTTCTTGTGCCTTACGATCGGCTTCGGCCTTTTCCTCGGCGGACATCTTAGCTCGCTTTTCGCCCTCAGCAATCGTGTCAGCCATTAATTGCTTAAATTCATTAGAACTTTTGAACTGGTTGATTGCGTCCTGGCGGATTCGCCGTTGGTCCTTGATAGGAACCTTATTAGGTTCACCACCTTTGGGGTCATCATCCGGGTTAGGCTCAGCTGGTGGTGTTGGCTCCGTTGGCTTTTGACCATCGGCAGGGGCACCATTATTGTCATCTGGAGCTTCAAACAACTTTGAGTTGAATAAATCGCGTTTTAACATAAAAAATCCTCCTTGAATGCCTTTTAGAGATTGCATATCTCATCAGCTGTTCTTTAACGCCCGCAACCGAAAAAAGGGCATAAAAAAAGCACCTTAAATAGGTGCTGGTTCTTCTACATGTTCTCGTTTCTTACATCGGCAATTTGGATGCCATGGTAAATCTGGACACTCACTAAGCGAAAATGGTCCTTGAGCTGCCAGTTTGCGGCATTTTTCGCAGGCGTCCGGCTCTGTCACAGTATCAATGCGTTTTACGCGTCGGTTTTTAAACGAATCCATGGTAGCCTTGTCAACTACTCGTGCCGATTCAGTCCGAATAAGGCGGTCGACCATCCACATTTCAGTCTCACCAGCTGCAACAAGATTCCCACGTACCACTTGTCCTGGGGCTAACCGTGCCAGTAGACTGTTGAGTTGTTCTTGTTGTAGTCCACCATTAAGTGAATTCCGTACTGTCTTTTGCACATCAGCCACCATGTTATCCGAGTGGTTCCACAAAGTAGCTGACCAGTCAGAACCATCTATGGCATGGCTAATAGCTGGCTTAATTTGAACACCCTGTACGTGTGGCAACTGCCACTCTTCATGTTTGGAAGCAATAATCTGTTGATATTGCTGCTCCGACACATAGTCATCGGCAAGATGTTGCCGACTAGATCGTTGAACCTTATCAGTGGTCACTGCAATGGTTGCTCCAATAACAGCAGCCACCGCATCAGCATGGTTGCCACCCGCGGCTTGGTACTTTGTCAACTTAAGCCGCTTCTTCAAGTCATCACTAGTCTGATCGCCATTCGTCAGCAGGTCGATAGCGTGTATGAACTGGTCTAAGTCCCAGTGAGTGACCTGTTCGCGAACCACATCAGCAGTTAGCCCCTTGCTTGAAGCATAACGTGCATAAAAGGCTCTGATGTTATCTGCAATGAGTTTTAGCGCTTGGTAGTATAAGTTATCGGTCTGGCCTTTAAACCTTTTGTCCGAGCTTAGGAGTTGGCTTATTCGCTGTTTCTCCTGTTGGTCGGTCACTGTCGTCTTCGCCATCACTTACACCACCTTGAGCCTTATCCTGGTCGGAGCCATCAATCTTATCCATGTAATCTAATCCATCCTGTTTGTCCTGGGCCTTCTGATCTTTCATGCGCTTCTCTTCACCATCAGGTTTGACCCCAGTAGCCGATTCAACCGCTTCCCAGAACGTCTGGTTAGAGATAGCACCGGTCTTTAGCAATAAGGCCGCGTTCGTAATGACTTCGTTATCGTTCTTCGGCAGATTAGGCGTATAGCTAGGATTCACGTGCTCAGCCTCGGCTGTGGACTTGATAAGTGACGTCTTAGTCCAATAGGTAGCCAGCAAACGGATTCGACGCTTAATTCCCCGTGTATATAAGGATTGCTGTGTTGCCCGTTCTTGATCAGAACCCCACAGTTTGTAAGACATAGCTACCCCTGATGCATTAGCAGCAAAGTTCTGGTCTGTGACGTCAGGAGTGTTGGTATCTTTATGGATATCAGCAAGCAAGCGTTCATTGTACGTCTTCCACCCCTCTGCACCAAGTTCCTTGGTCAAATATTCGGCCGTAGTAGGCACGATGGTTGGGCTCCCATTCGAATTATCAATAATAGATGGTTTAATAAACAAGATTCGGTTCTCCGGATTAATACTGTCGACTTTATAAATCGGATTTCCTTGACTATCAGTGACTTGCTCACCAGCAGTGTCTGTCAGTGGAATTGCATTATCAAGATCATCTTCGTCATCAACATCCCCACTAATCATCAGAATGGCGTTGTTGAAGTCTTCTTGTGAGTTGGCCATCTCGGAAATAGACTTGTCGTAAGCGTCAATCTCGTCCAGCTTTGGCTCCCAGGCACCAAGGCGCTCGTCGTTGAGCTTGTACTCGGTAATTGGAACCGTGCCGAAGAAATGTGATGACTGCCCGGTCAAAGTGTACTCACCGTTTGGACTATCCGTACTGGTGAAATAGTAGACCATGCTATCCGTATAGACTTCGACGTAGTAGGTCGTAGTTTCCATAAACTTGACCATGTAGTACCGAACCGCAAATAACGAGTTTAGATCAATCGTCGTGTCGTAGACCACAAAACAGTGAGCTGGATCAATAGCACGTAAGGCTAAGTCGTTAGTTCCCTGTTTGACGTAAGTCAATTCGTACGCTCGGCCTGTGTTGTTAAGGTTCTTGCTCATCACTTTCTCGTGATAAGGCTCATCTACCGCGTCATTGAATGCCGCAATGGCGTTTACAATGTCTTCTCCGCTGTCGTCAGGCTTGTCGGGGTCACTGTAAGCAAACTTTAGTGGGTTACCAAACTGGTAGCCTACTTTTTGGTCCGTAATGTACCGTGGCAGTCCAGATGTGATACGATTATCGGCTCGGTCAGGAGCCTTGTCCGATCGCCAGAAGTGAATGTCGTTTTCGGCCTGGTAATAGCGTTCGAGGGTCAGCAAGCGTGGAAGCTGGTTGGTGTAATGGTCGTTAACGAACCAGGAAAGAATCGGCTTGATAGCGTCTGGGTTAGCTTTGATGGCATTCCATTCATCAGCTGGCATTTGATAATCTTGGTTGGCATCGAATCCAAAACGTGAGCCACCACGAAGCATATAGATACTCTTACGATCAGGCCACGGCAAAGACATGCCATGGGCTTGTGGATCATTCGTTTCCGCCATCTAGTTCATCCCTTTTCCCATCAGTTCCGGCTAACATTTCGTTAACTACTCGTTCTCGTTTCTCAGCTCGTTTGTCTTCTAAATCAACATCTTCATTAAGGAATCGCTTCATTGCTTCACCCAACAGGATTGTTGTGGCACTATCCGGATAGTTGCGTCCTTGCTCGTTATCTTTAATGGCCGCTAGTAGCTCGTGCTTACTCATTGAAGCAATGCTTACGCCCTTCCACTCAAATACAGGCACATCAGCCATTAGATCAACCCCAGTTTCGATTTAAGTGTTCCATCTGGCCCCGTCTTGATTAACTCATCAATGGTGCGTGGCCCTTTCTTTGTGTCGAATTCAATATTACCGATATCGCGATTAGGGTGTGTGCTAATCAGCACCTGCCACACTATGTCGGCCTTCTTACCAGATAGCTTTAGCACAAACGCTTCACCAATTTCACGGTCAACAATAGTAATCTGACCACCATCGCGACCTAACGCGTATCGGCCCAGTGCATTGGCAACCATCGCGCTAACGTGGCCCATTTTCTTCGTCATACTAACCCCATCTTTCTTAGTGTATTGGCTTGCTTGCGACGGCTGGGACGCTTACGAGCCGGAATAATGTATCGCTCTAATGCGTACCGCAACGCGTCGATAAAATGGTTATTGGCATCAACAGGCTGATTGAGCCAATTGCCATTCTTGTCCTGGTCAAAAACGTAGGTGTTGAACTCCTGGATGGCATGAATGCAGCTAGGTAGGATGTGAATCTTGAAGCCTTGTAGGAACTCAACGCCAGCAAGCACTGAGTCTCGCCCCTTTTGGCTTGCATGAATTCTGCGAACTCCCTTGGCCCTAAGCTCCGCAATCAGGCGAGCTTCGGCGCAGTCAGCAGATATATCAGAATTCGTATAGCCGTGTTGCTCTACCCACTTCACAATATCGTCCGTTAGCATGCCCTTCTTATACATCTCGCCAAAAACATAGATATCCTTGGTTTTGAGATTGATAGCCGCCTCGGCAAACGTACTGGGGTCATGGGTATACCCAAAGTCCATACCATGACCAACGCCCGTGGCTTCCTTGACTACCTTGGCCACATCAAAGTCCTCAACTACGAAGTTTTCGAAGACCAAGCCTTCTGCCACACCCCAATCGCCATCGCAAACAATCTTTGCACGGCGTGGGTTGGTGCGGTATAGGTCCAAGTAACGCTTACGGTCATCATCACCAAGCCATTCGTTGCATCTAAAGGTGGTCGTCTGGGCGAACACGTCTTTATACCGCGTCTTTTTGTCCCAGAACTTCTTCTTAAGCCAGGATTGCTCCGACCATGGATTGAAGGTCAGCGTTACCTGTTTAAAGAAGTTGGGATCCGGATTAGTGCCACGAATCGATTCCATCACAGTGTCAAACTTTGAAGCATTCTCAATTTCGAATGCTTCTTCAATCCAGACGAAACTCAAGTTCCCAGTTGGCACTGAGATGGACGTAATCTTCAACGGATCGTCTAACCCACGGAACAGAATTTTTTGCCCGGTTGGCATGTAAGTGATTTCCGGCAAGCCAGAATTGCATTTAAAAAGACCATCAGCGTGAAGCTTGCTGATAGCCCAACATAGGTCTGAATAAGTTGATTGTCGATTGGTGTTTGAGTACCGACGAATGACCAGCAGGTTGGCCCACGGATACTGCATAATACGGCTGATAAAGTTGAGTGCGGTCGTCTTAGACTTTTTTGATCCACGACTTCCTTTTACCACCCGGTAGAAATGCCTGTCGTTCCAGAAATGGCCATAACCATTGCCCACCAGCTCTTTAGCTGTCGGTGTTTGACTCATCGTCGTCCACCTCAATCTTCTCATCATCACTGGTATCAACCGATGCGATGATAATTGGCTGAGTGTTTGTGATTTCGTGACGGTCGATAAACATGCCGGTCGCCTTGGCCAGGAGTTCGGAGTTCTTAAGTTTGTCCTTCTCGGATAGCTCATTATCAACTACTTCGGCACCGTCCGGTGTGGAAACAACAACCTGTTCGTGCCGCTCGCCACGCAATCCCGCTGACCAAAACTTTAAGACTTCCTTTTGGTCAGCAATTTTGGCGTCTTCCAGCTCCTTCTGGCGCTCCTTAATGTACTTCTGAACGTTTACTTTTGTTAATAGCTGGGAAGCCTTAGAGCGAGCCGTAGCGGGTGCGTATCCGGCCTTAATGGCTGCTTGGGTGGCATTCTGAGGGTTCACGATATACTCGTCGGCAAAAGCCTGCTGCATATCGGTGATGCCATATTCGTTCACTTTTGTTGACGCCATATCGTTCACCTCCTAGTTCATAAATACACAGCCTATCGTAAACTGACCCATTGGGAATCCCTTACCGTACACAACGTTCGGACCGTACTTGATATATCCCGAATGGCTCTCGTACAAGTTTCCAGTGTTGTCATCCTTAATAGCCAAGTGAATTGGTTTCTCTTGCCGGACTAAGCTCTTTAGCAGCTCATCCGAAGGCATGCCCAGTGGGACCATAATCTGAACTAGCTTGTCCACGTAGCTTGATCCAGAATCAACGACTTTAACAGCTACATCACTGTCGAGGCCGTTTAGCTCTTCATTGTTAACAATTACGTGAAAGTATTTAGGATTAAAGAGGCTCATGAATGTTCCATCGCTGATTCGGATTGAGTGCTTATTTTCTTTATCAGTCATGATCAATGACCTCCTGTGCTTGCTTGTGGTTTCCCCACGTCATGGCACCTTCGTAGTAGACTTTGCCATTGATATCAGCAAAATGAGCTTCTTCTTTGCTATAGCTTTCGGTGAAGATATAGTCCTTGTTGACAATCATGCCATCACTGGAACCAGCTTCGGGCTTAAGTGGGATATAAGCAATCAGCTCCCCGTTAGGTTGACTGACGGTAATGTAATTTGGCAGATCGTCCCATAACTTAGTTTTTTCCTTATCGCTTAATTGCTTTTTCATTTAACTACCTCCCAGTCATCAGCCAACATATCTGTTTGACTAGCAAGCCACGGCACACGATCCAATGGCGCTGAATCATTTGTAGTTTTCAATCCGGTGGTATCAATGTAGATGTAGTCGTGTGTCATGCACTTATGCCCGCTACAGTCCTCAAAAGAGTTCCCTGGCATCAAGGCAATGAAAATGCCCTTACCGTTCCACCCTTTGCGTGCCAACTGTTTGCCTGCTTTTAATGTTTTGATTGCTTCTCCGAAATCCATGATTAATCCACCCTTTCTGCAATGTACGAGATATTCTGAAACTTCTTATAAGCATCGAAGTAAATCTTTCCCTTATCACCGTCCAACGTAGCTTCGTAGTACATACCATCGCTTACGGTAGTGCTCAACAGTGCCTTAGAGTTCTGCAATGTTTTTGCCATCCAGACGACGTAAACATCTTTTGGGGAAATACGTGGATCAGATAATGGATTGTTAGTAAGATCAGTCTTGTCCATGTGATCGTTAGTGTAATCAGCTACCAGTTGTTTTGCTTTATTAATGAATTCTTGATTTGTCATTTTTATGCTTCCCTTCAGTAATCTCTTCTACAGAAAAAGCACCACTCTTTTGCGAGTGATGCTTTGCATACTGCTCTCTGACCCATGGGTCTAAATCGCGTTCAATTTTATGGCCCGTTTTAGACGCATATGATCCGTTTTGCCAATACATGGGTGTTTGTTTGCGTTTTACCATAAGCAGGCCAACCACCCTATCAGGATACCCACAGCAAGCGCCGTAAGTCCCATTATCATATTCTTAACACTTCGTCGCCACATCGGGCATCCCTCCTTACTAGCTTGCTACAAGTCTCTCGTAAGATTTAATCATCGTATCAACGTAATCTGGGTTATAGTCGTATTCCATAGCTAATTTCTTAACATCTTGCTTTGATTTAACGATCCCCATCACAAAATCATTATCACCACACATTTCACAGCATTCTTCAATGTCTTCAACCTGATTATCATCATTTTTATTCACTTCAACAAAATAAGAATCACCAATGTGGGCGTCTACTAAGTAAAATTCCTTTGGTTGTTTAATATGTGCATTCATTGATCCCATGCTGGCCACCTCCTACTGTAATAGTGATATAATTTAGTTGTATAAATTATTAATAAAGGGGCAAATGGTTATGTATAAAAATATCCTTGTACCTGTAGATGGTTCAGAAAACTCTCAACGTGCTTTAAAACATGCAATTGAATTGGCAAAGTTAAGCGGTAGTAAACTCATCCTAGCGCATGTTATCGACATGAATGGTGTCTTCAACTATCCACAAGCTACCACATCTAGTGCAGTTAAAGATCTGGTTTCTAACTTTCAAAAACAAAGTAGCATTATTTTAAATCACGCCAAGAATCAAGCAATGGATCTAGGCATTGATGCAACGACCATTCAAGCTTCGGGATCTGTTAAGGAACAAATTGCTACAACGATTCCTAACGAATATGATATTGATTTAATTGTCATTGGTAAAACAGGACGCGATGCTCTTTCACGTCTAGTCTTAGGTTCTACAACTGCCTATGTTGTACGTAAGGCTAAAGCCAACGTGACTGTCGTAAACATGGATGATTAGGTACCCAAAGACTGGCTTTGGCTGGTCTTTTATTTTGAACAAAATAAAAGCGCCATGCTTTTAGCACGACGCTCACGTGTCTACATCTCTTTTATTACGTTACTAACAATAACCCCAATATTTGTTGACTGACATGCACAATTAATTGAACTGATTTCTTCAGTGTTTTTAATTGCCTCAAAGACTTTATCATCATCTAATATTTTTTCTATCTGCGAACTATTTCCTTTAATGTATTCATCTTCTAAATAATATCCGAGTTTTTGGTTTAGCCACTTTGTACTTTTGATACCCGGTGTCATCTTCTGGTAGTGAGCGAGCAACCACACCTCAAAGCAAATGTTAGATACCACTAGGTCACAACTCTCTACTTTCTTTACTTTCTGTGCTTTACTAAAGAGCTCATTAATATTGTTTTTTCCCTCTGAGTCTATATCAGAAAGATTACTGTCATTATCAAAGATAACGAAAACTTTTGTTTTATTATCCGTCTTCAATTTGGGATCATTTAATTTACTTTTTGCTTTATCCACAAAATCATGGCCTGTACCGTCTAAAATTTTTATCACTTTAGAAGCTGTCAGCTTATACTTTTGAGCTAACATTTCAAAAAACACTTTTTCTGATTTTCCTTCAACCAAAAAAATAATTTTAGGTTTAAGCTTTCTTTCCTTTCTTGCCCTACTCATCTGAGTCTAGCACCTCCAACAACAAATCAGTATTAACCATTTGTGTTGCTCCATACAGACCTTCTAGATACCTCTTTTTGTAATTAAAATCACTACGTTTCAGACCCGGATCATCGAAATCAAACACGCTGAATAATTCAGTTTCACCAAAACGATTCTTTTCAGCAAACCATATTTGATCTTGTCGTAAATTTGTATCCATCAAAGATAGCTCATGAGTAGTTAAAATAAATTGATTTGTTTGCTTTTCACTATTTATCAGTTTCAAAAGAGCTTTTGCTAATTCTAAATGATATGACCTGTCAAATTCATCAATAAGCAATGTTTTATTGGTATTGTTTAAAATATAGAGTGCTAAAACCATGAAAACTTTTGTACCAACGCTTTCATTATTAAAGAACACCGAAAAATTACCATGTTCAGCCTTATGCGTCGAATAAACATCGTACGATATATTTTGAAGGGTTCTAGCATCATCTGAATCGTTATCACTTTCGCTATCGTTTAACTTTTTCAGTATATATTCTGGATTAGGAATTTCTTCTTTTTTTTCTCTGACCTCCACATCCACAATATTAAAATCGGCGGCTTTCAAGAAATTAAGGAATAGCTTTTTAAAGTCTTCTTTTTCGAGCAATTTGAATCTATCATTTCTAATTCTATCTGTGTCGACAAATATTAAGTCTTCAGAAAACCACTCGAAGGTTTCTTTAGAATTTTTTTCATTGTTTTGTTGTGCAAAGTATAGTAGCAACTGATTCTTCCTAATATTGTCTTTCAAAGGTATTAATTGCAAAGGCATCAGATCAAAGTGCTGTTCATTTCTTTCGAAAATTCCAACATTATTAACTAACAATTTCTCATGAACAACATGTTCTCTGTCATATTCCAAAAAATATTTGTACTTGTTGGAACGCTTAATAAAAGTAATATCAAAGCAAGTTGTTCCCTTGTTATATCCAAAAGTATCTGTACTTAATGGTTCAAGTTCATTTCTTGTAGGTGAAATAATTAAGCTCTTAAGCATTAGCAAAGCTTTGATTAGATTAGTTTTTCCATTTGCATTCGCACCGAATAATAAGGCCGATTTCAGCATTCGCTCTCCCATTGCTGCAATCGTATTGCTCTTTTGATATTTTCTTAACCTTTTACCCGTCTCCATAGAAAATTCTTGTTCATTTTTAAAAGATCTATAGTTTTTAACATTAAAATCTACTAACATTTATTTCTCCTTTAAAAACGTTTTTTCGTTCTTAATAAGAATAACCGACATGTCTACCATTAGTCAACAGATAGGTTGCAATTTTATCCAACTTGTCTGTCAAATTAATTTAATGATCCGTATTGGTTTCAATAGATCATCATAATTTCACCTCAATTTTATGTACAAAAAAAGAGCCGCTCTACCACAGACGGCTCCTTAGACTAATTTCAAACTAAACTGAGAGAAGTTTTCACCTCTTTTCAGATTAGTTTTTATGACCCAGTGTTAAGCAAGATTTGTTTAGGGTCAATACGTGCAATGGGAATCGAACCCGTATCTTCTTTGCTCTACCGTTGAGCTATACACGTTCCTAAGGGAGGTAATCTTGTGGCCGGTTCATCATTCCACCACAATGCACGCAGCGGGATTCGAACCCGCGTCAGACAATTACTGTCTGCTCTGCCATTGAGCTATGCGTGTTTTTCTTAATTCTTTCGATGATACTAGAATAACCCCTAAATGCAGCTAGTGCCTGCAGACTGACTGCACAAAAACTGCATTCAAACTGCATCAAAACTGCTTTTTTTAAAAATGTGGAGGTCATCCAGCATGTAGCAATCGGCAAACTGTAATAGTGCTTTGGGCTTCCAAACGTGGAAATAGCTGGACTCAGAAAACCCTAAATCCATAAAGCACATTGTATCTGACAGTTCTTGTAGATATAGTTCATCTAAGATATTCTGGCAATCTTTATCACAGTGTTTAATTGCTTGGATTGTCCGTTTAACGACTTCTTCGGCATATAGTCGCCGCACAATTCTTGAGTCTGTCGCATTACCCGATGGCTGAGATTTTGGCATTCCATCATAGCTAGGTGATTTTAAATCGCTCATTGACTGCCCACTGATACGGACCATCTTAGGTAATACTACGGATAAAAAATGTGTCACGTTTTGCAAAGTTGCTCCAACATCTACTTCCGGGAAGAGACTTCCCATATTCATATTGTCAAAATCCAATTCAGCCAACCCTTTCAGCCCCTATCAATGGTATAATTAATGTGTTGACCATTGAGTAAGAACAAATTGGGTAAGGGCTGTTGCGTCAGCCCTTTTTTGCTGTCTAAAATGGCCGTGTCAGCTCGTGTAGCACGTTAGTAATCTCCGAATTGCTCAGCAATATAAACTTCCTTAGGCACGCTGTGCTCGCTTAATTTTGATTGAAACTCAGCCAGTCCCATCAGTACATCATCTTTCGGCACCAGTGATTCCAGATAGTTCAGCAGCATACGTTGGTTACCGTTCATTTCGTCGCGTGTTTTATCCATACGTCCTCCTACATAAATTAGAAATTTTATTTAACTTGAAATTTTTCGATGAGTATCATTATTTGTAATAGGTGATTGTTCATAATTGTACTTAAACTCCCAATCAGACATCACTTCGACTGGAAGATTTTCGTTCTTAACGATAATCCAATCACCAACACGAATTTCAATATTTCCGCGGACACTGGTTAAATAAAACAGATCACCCTCATTTATTCCAAGTTGAGCGTTCCATTTAGTTTCGTGTAAAATCCAATACTTATTTCGCATTTCTTCGCTGCCGTCGAACTGCTCTGCATAAACATCTATACTGGGGTGATATTTTTGCATTTAACTTACCTCCCTACATAAAATAATAATTTCATCTCATGGATAACCTGGTTGCGTTCCTTAGCTGACAGCTTGTTAATCGCGTTGCGCTGGCTATTACTCAGCTTAGTAAAGTGATTGCCGCACCACACTAACGCCTGTGCCACATCGCCACCATAGCTTGCCATGCCTTGCATCACGTAATTGCGATACTCAATCTGCTCGTGTGTCATGCTGTGCCTCCACTTGATACCCGTCTAGCCACGCACGAGCAATTAATTCCTGCTCATCATAATTCCAACTCCATTCGGTAAATATTTCGTCCAGTCGGTAATGATTAGCTTTATATTCTTCAATCGTATCGGCCCATGCTTTAGGAATCACTGGCAGCTCTGCATACGTTTTCTGGAAAACATCATCAGCGATCGGCCAGTGTTCGCGGTTTACGCCGGTAGCAATCCAATCACCGACATCGAGTTCCATTTCTCCTTCAAGTGTTGAAATTCCAAAGTTGCCATCACTAAGCATTACGGGAGGCTCAATTCCATACTTGTCAATCATCGCTCCTGATCCATCAAATTGTTCAGCCTCAATCGTTGCCGTCTTGCGGTATATCTTAATCATGCTGTGCCTCCAATAGTTCTGGGTTCTCGTGGACGTTTCCGTCTATCCGATACTTTGCTTGTGGATATATTGGATAAATGCGGTGTCCACGTTTATTGGTGCGAGATCGTATGTCTTCAACTTCCCAAGCGCCACCTGTTTCATTCCATTTAACGATCCCCAGGCCACTAAGACAATCTGATCTAAAATGAACAACGTCGCCTTCGTAGATTTCCTTGCCATTGGCATCTTTCAGGCCGGTAGACTGCTCAATTACAATATCTTTTAGTCTTCCTTTACTTCCAAAGTTATCCGTCCATCCATCAAATTCAAAGTTATCTGGATCAGTTCCGGAGTTCCATAACTCAGAAACATGAAAATATTCTTTTGTCTTTTTATCCCACGCTCTAAATTTTGGTACCATCATTCTTCCTCCAATAGTTCTAGGTTCTCGTGTACGTTACCAATGACTTCATATTCGGCTTGGTTATCAGTTGCCCAATATTCTTGCCGGTATCGTCTTTTACCCATGATTAGTGAGTAACCGTATTGCTTGTGATGCTCAACGTAACCAATTTTGTCATCAGGTGAAAGTGCTGCGATATGCATTTTTACAATATCGCCTTCGTATATTTCCTTGCCATTGGCATCTTTGAGGTCGGTAGACTGCTCCAAAATCATGTTTGGCCCGTAAGCAGTTTGATCGCCAGCAGTTGCAACAATGCCTAACTTGTCATTACTGTTCAATGGAAAGCTCAAACTTCTCACTTCGAAATATTCATCTCGTGAATCGTCCCACGCTCTAAATTTTGGTACCATCATTCGCCCTCCCAATCTCAACATCACTCGGTGCCACCTCAATATGCTGGTGGCTTCCTTTAACTTTCATCATTGCTACCCGCCTATCATCACGTGTGATCCAGCATAGCCACGTAGCTTTCTTCTTAACGTGGTGGCGTGGGTGGTAATACACCTTATCGCCGTGCTTCATTGTCTGCCTCCCGTAGCTTCTCTCGCATGCAGCGTACCCAATCCTTGTCACACGTTATATAGTCCATTGGTGCTAGTCACTTTGTACTTACGTACCACTGGCTTCACACGCGTCTTTGGTGCAGTTACTGCCACTGGCTGATGTTCTCGTGCATGTTCCGCCATGCGGCGCTTCTTTTGCTTCACAGCTCGACGCTTGGACCGTTTTCGTTGCTTTGCCATTACTTGATTACCTCCACTCGCCAGCCATTGATGACTGGCCTTTTATGTCGCTGTAATGCGTCCTCGATTTTCCATGTTGCTATGTGTCTCAGGTAATGCTTCCGAGCATAGCCTAGCCGACACTCTACACAACCATGGTCGTTTGATAGTCTTAATAACATAAATCTCATCACGACTTTTCTGACTGTTGTTCTTCTAGCACGATCAATCCCTGGGGCGTCCACTTAACTCTGCGCCCAGTCTCGCCATTCCGTTCTCGTAAGTCTTTAGCACTGTACGACATGTTGGACCACGTACGCTGGTCATAACTGGCTCTTGCATGCTTTTCGGCCCGTCGTGCAAGCTGCTTATTCTGCTTACGGGAGTGGTGTTTCTTGCGTTGGGTATAATCACGGTCAGATTGACGACCGGCACCCGTAACTAATCTAGCCATTTTTTTGCCTCCGTGATTGTCACTTCAATTCTCGGATCGTCTGAATAATACTTACTAGCCGATAGATCAACAATACAGTTGTCATCCTCCCAGATAACGCCTGTAAGCGCGTCTTCAATGAGCTTGACGTAATTGGACGTGTCAGGCTTAACTATTGGCCGATGAATGTTCTGGGCCCGTCTAGCATGTTCAATCCGACTAACGCTGGTCTGTATTGGCCGATAAATGGCAATGTGTACCGACAATGGCTTTTCGTCAATTAGATCACCGTGATATTGTTTACTAGCTTCTAGTGACACGTACTGCTTATATGCCCGACTCTTCGAGGGATCATATGCATGCCCATTACGATTAAAACGTGGCCGCGCTGCTGGTACTGGTTCACCATATACAACTAACTCAATCACCAGCGACACCTGCCAATGGTAATTCTGTCTGCTGAATCAACATCTTGGTAGCAGTGCTTGGCCGCCAATCGTCGATGTACTTCATAGCTTTGTCGAAGTCCTTGGCCTTAATCTGGATTCGCGCACGGACGCCACAAACTTGATTTAGCCCACCGTTGATATCTTTATAGAGTGCCGACCGTTGTTCCTTGGTCAACTGCAGGTGACGGTCACGAACGTAGAAATTGACTGCCCTAGATACGCCACGGCTGACTGTCGTATAGTCACCAGTCTCTAGTCGGCGGTTCTCCTCGAAGTCGTCCATGCGTTCCTCAACGTGGTCTAGCCGATGATTGGCGCGGCTCCCAGTCTCAATCAACAAGTCAATTTTCTGTTCTGGCGTCATGACCAGTTCGGCTTGCTGAGCTCGCTTCTCCATCGAGATAAAGTACTCGCGGGCTTGCTTGCCCTTTGGTGTTCTCTGAATCATTGACACTTCTTTCGCCATGTCTAAAGCCATTGCATATTCAATGCGAGGCCGACCACCGCGGCTTTTCCCCGAAAGTGGGGAAAAGTCCTTTCCTTCGACAAACCCGTAATCAGTCATGTCTTTAAACCAAGTTGAGAAGTCTTTTCCAACCTCCAAAAGTCATGCAATCCTCGAGCGTCAACTGCAACGCTATCACTATCGTTGCCCATAATTAATTCTTGTAAATTTTTCATGTTGTAGCCTCCTGCCTTGACTCTCCATTCTGCTGTAATCGCGCTATCCGCATGTTGATTTTTTCCTGTTGTTCAGGCGTTAGTTCCGTTCGGGTAGCCGTTGGAGTGGTTCCCGATTGCGCCCAGTCTGGCAAGGTTTCTTTGGTGGTTGTCTTCTGCCCCTGACGAAGTGGATCAGGCGTCATATCCAATGTGTCAGTCCACCTGTGCTCGGCAATCCAGTTATCAGGATTCTTGGTATACTGCTCAGTCCGTTTTTTAATTTTGCAGTATTCTGCATACTTCTTGGCACCAGTTTCAATGTCATCGGGACTAAATCCGTTGTCAATGGCAATCTTAAACTCATCGAATGCCTTATCGAATCCTTGTTTTTTTGGATAGGTTAGCCAAAATCCAAGATTGAATCTTTCTCGAAGCTGGTCATCAGTCACCTTGGGCTTAGTATTATCTGATTTACTATTATTTCCTTTAGTATCATTTAATATACTTTGTGTACTCTCAACGTTGGAAACGGGGTTATCGGTGTTGGTTACTTGGTTTCCAACGTTGGAAACCCGCAATAAACTAAATTTTGGTTCGATATGATGATTTTTCTTCTGGCGTGCCGCCTGCTCATATCTAGCCTGAATACCATGGGAAGTTAAAATGTGATATTTTTCAAACATGCCATTATCGAAAAATCCAACTTCTGTGGCCCGTTTTACCAGCTCATCTACCGCACTTTCCTTGGTACCGACTTCGTCAGCCACCAAGAAGCACATATCTGAATCCCACACGGCGTAATACCCTTCATCACGATAAATATTACCCAGCAGGCTCAGCAAGATGGACCCTGTAGCGATTCCACAAGAACGCATGATTTTTCGAATCTTGATATCTCTGAGAAAATCAACATCTATTGAATAGTAATCAATTCCTTTTTTTATTGGACGTGCCATTTACGCACCTCCTAACTTGCCTATATGATTATTTTTTATCACCATCAATGGCATCGTAAATATCCTTTTGCTGTTGCTCTGTTAGGCTGGAATTACTTTTGCTTGATTGCACTGTTTTGGCTTTGGATGAACTATCAGACGATTTGTTTGCGTCTGCCGCCGCATTATCACTATCAGAGTTAGTTGCGTCATCAGTGATGTCCAACCGATCTTCCACCAGCTGGTCATTATCATCCAACGTTTGAGCCTTCTCATCTTTACTGACAGCGTTTTGCATTTCAATGGACAAGATTCCCCAGCGGCCTAACATACTTCTTAGCACTGTTTTAGTTGCCATAGCATCGTAGTTATCACGCCATACACCAGTTAGTGCTCGTTTGTCCTTAGCTTTGTTATTGGCTACCCGATGTGCCTCTACTTGGTCACGAGTCCAATAAACGGTTTTAGTAAATCCATTTAGAAGTTCAAAATAGCCTGCATATCCTACAGCCTTATCCGAAGTGGCTTTGGTGAAATCATACTTTAGTTCCTCAGCCAACGGGTTCCATGAAATGAATGCCCCCTCAGGAATCGGGGCCACATTTAACTTACGATACTGCCCCGATCGTTGTGCCAATTGAATGTAGCCTTTGTAACCAATGATTAATTGAGCTTTTTTCTCCCATCGATCGGTTTCTTTGTTCATGCTGTTAAATGGAACGATGTAGGCATAGCCAAGGTTGGGATCAATCGGCAAATCCAAAGTTGCTGCAACCATCGCGCTAGTCATAATGGACATTGGCTGAGCATCCGCTAGATAGCCATTCGTGTTAACAACATTTAGAACAGAACTAACGAATCCTGATGATTTTTCCTTCAATACATTTTGGAATTTAGCTTGAATTGTTGGTGATTCAAGTAGAACTTTGATTGACGCATTTTTAGCGCTGACCTTTTGCGGTTGCGTATTTAACGCTTGGTTTAAAGTGTTATTAGTAGCCATCTTTACCTCTCCTTAATCCGTAGTACGCGATTGCCTTTTTTGGTAAGTCGATTAGTAACGACGAAATGTTCTGACGTGCCAACCTCAGTAGTTAGCATTGCCGCGCGAACCTTGTTTTCAGTTGTTTTGATATCATTGTTGTAAGTCTTGAGCCCCTCTTTGAGGTGTTCACGCTCAACCAGTAATTTATCCAAGTCATCATCTAAGATGATTGGCTGTCCTTCGGTCTTATGATGCAACTGCTTTAGAACATTGGTCGTTGAGTCGGACCCATCAACTTCCGGCGGAATGCCTTGGATAATGTGCTTATCCCACCAATCAACAATTTGCCGACGCATGGTAGCAATTAATTCATCATCTCTGTCTACCCGTTTAGTAATGAAGTGGTGTCCGCCGATTAGGGTTGCGAAGTAGCAGTAAGGACGATCAAGAACCATCATATAGTGTTGAACCTGTAGCAAGTATGCTGGTGGAATCTCATCATCGACCCATTCTGAGGACTTAAATTCCATAGCTGTTTTGATTTCAAGGAAACCAGGCTCGCCAACGATATCCCGGTCGATGTCTGCCCGTAAAAAGTCATACTCAGGATCAACGAATGTTTTGTTTTGACGATGGACCTTCTTACCAGTTTGTCGCTGAAACTCTTGAGCAATGATGGGCTCCATAATATTTCCCCAATGGGTAAATTCATTACCACTATCATCAATTGGCAATTGGCCTGTTTTGTCGGCCCACACTTCGAACGGTGAACGCCAACTATTGAAGCCCAAAATAGCAGACACATCTGAACCGCCAATTCCCTTACGGCGATGCTCTAGCCACTGATAGCGGTTCATCTTGTAGGTCATCTCGACCTTTGGACGTAAACGCTCTTTAACTTCATCCATTATTTCTCCTCCTCAAACTTGTTACGGCCAAGATAGGTGACTAGTCGCACCTCTGGGCAGTACCCATAAAGTGCCAGTACAGCACTCTGATAGCTGTCGTGACCGCCATCCTTGAAGTTTTCAAGGTAGTTATCAACGTCAATCAAGTCATTGTAGATATATGTTGGTTGTTCTTTGTCTTCAACGACCCAGTAGCGGCTATTGATCAGTAATGGCTCGCCGTTGGTATCTAACACTTCGGGAGCGACCGTGCTTGCATCGTCCTGGTGCCGGTACAACTGAGTATAAGAGGCTGTCATGCCACCTAATGCCATTGCAACCACCGCCCGTCTGAGGTAGAATTGATATTGAAAAAGTATGATAAATGTAATTTATCTTCGAGTTCTGAGCTGCCACTCAGAGCTCTTTTTTTATGCCATAAGATCATTGTTTAATTACCTCCAGTCCTTTGATACTTCGTTCAATCGTCTCTTTGTTTTGCGTTGTGATAGTCACAATTGGGCTGCCAGTATTACGGTCATTGTGAATGTTGATCACTCGACCAACGCCTGCTGACTCTATCGTGTCACCGATAAACACGTAGGCTCCATATCTGACGATGTCACCAACATTAATTCTCATGTTGATTCCCCAATCCGAAGAAATCTCTTATAGCTGGTCCCCAACCGCCTTGGTCGTGTACATATTCGGATAACTTAAATCCTGCCAACATAGCCAAGAAAATAAAGCCGATCCAAGTGACACATTCACCAACATAGTAATAAAACAAGTCCATCTTTATCCCTCCTACACATTGCCAACTCGATATTTCAACATAAGTGCATCTAAGTCATCCTTATTAACTACCGTGATTCCCCCTATCACCGTCGTAGGTACTAACCCAGCGTCTCTCCACTTTTTAAAAGTCTTTGCTGTAATGCTGACATAATCGGGCGCTTGTTCTAATCGCAGGTATTGTGGTTGAACTTTTGGTTTTCCAGTCAGCTTAATAATTAATTTCTTTAGTTCATCAAAGTCTTCTTTCGTGATGCCGTCATCCATTTTGACCACCCTCCTTTATGCTTGTTGGTTTCATGGACAATCTGTAGCATGTCCTGTTGGGACACATCTTCAAACTGACCATTAAAAAGTAGCTCCATACTGATCAGTTTGATTCGCTCGTAGCTGTATTGCTCAGCTTTCTTGCATTGATCATGAGTCCATTTTTCACGTGGCCGGTCTCGCATAAATGTTTTGACTTGCCGTCGCAGCTCTATAACCGCCGCACGTTGATCGTCGATGGCGTCTAGCGTGGCAAAAGGCGCATCCCTGAACTTAGGCGACCAATCTTCCGTATCGTACATTTGAATGGCTTCAAAGTAAGCCGCTGCCATCTGATTACTAAACCGGTAATCTCGTAAGTAAGTCGCATCCTTCACCGCATTAGCAGCCGTTGTATCTACTGTGTGACGATTATTAGCAATGCCTTGGGCCGTTTGTCCGGTATCTTCTGCCATAAGCTTGGCTGAAACGTTATTACGCTTCATGGCGCTATCGAAAAATGTACGGATGTCACGAGATGTTTTTATCACATCCATTACAACTGCCTCCTTGTGTTTCGACTGATGTACTACAAGTGCTTGTAGTACATAATTTAATTAGAATGAAAACTCTAAGTCTTCTTCATTCAAACCGACTTGTTGATTAAGAACCTTACCAGCGTCCTTAAACAGATGATTCAAACGCTTATCTTGCTCACCTGGTAAATCGTCAGCCGCAAGCATAGCTTTTAGCTGACTATCAGTCAGTCCTAACGTATCCTTGATAGTTTTGATCTTTTCCTGTCGCGTCATCTTGACACCTCCTTTAATCTGAAAATCCTCTTACCAGTAGTACAACAACGGCAATTCCTAGAAGACTGGCCATCAGCTCACCTCCTCAGTAGAAACAATAGTTTCTGAATCAGTAACTTTTTGGGTAAATAGCTTTGTAATCGGAATTCCCAACACTTTATGAAGCATCGGAATTGTATTAGCATCGAACGCATACTTTCCGCTCTCGTATCGAGAATAGTTGGCCTTACTGCCCATGTCTAGGTAATCAGCCATATCTTGCTGGGTCAATTTCAATTCAATTCGACGACTTTTTATTAGACGCAAATCAAGTTCAATCATTCTTCATCCTCCTTTTTGCTTCTTTTTGGTTACTGATATGTTAACTATGACTATATATTAGGTTACTGGTTTAGTAATGTCAAGAAAAATCGTTACTTTTTTAGAAACTTTTTGTTTCCAAAAAAGCAACCGTGCTATCATTTAGTTGTCAATACAGTAACGAAAGTGAGGCCAATCATGGATAAAGATTTAATTTCTAGAATTATTGACTTACGAGAATCACGCAATTGGACCCAAAAAGACCTCGCAGATAAGATGGGGTTCAACAAGGTAACAATGAACAAGATAGAACACGGGAATCGAAACATAACCAATTCTGAACTTGCTAAGTTCGCAGACATCTTTGAAGTCACCACAGATTATCTCCTTGGTAAAAATAGCACTCCTGTGTGGGCTAACGAAAAGGATACAAACGACTTAGAAAAATTTCTTACAGATAACAAGGGGTCCATGACTTATGGCGGTGAGGATCTCACAGAAGAAGAAAAAGAGCAAGTGCGTGTGGCGATGACAACCATTTTCTGGAAGCGCCACAAGCACGACTAGGGGCTGATTGTTTGGAAAAGATAAGTAACGTTGCGAAAACAGTAATGAATCGATACCACACCGCCAATCCCTTTACAATTGCAGAAAGACTCAATATTCAAGTCGAATGGTGCTTGTTTGGCCATTATCCACTAGGAAAAACTGTCTATGATGGCGACCAACCTGTTGTTATGCTCAATACAACAATTAGACATACCCCTACCCAATACTTTGTTATGGGCCACGAGCTAGGCCACGCCATCCTTCAAGAAGGTCTGGTCGGCTACTATACAAGTAGCAACAAGGCTCACGGGCAACTTGAAACTGAGGCAGACGAGTTTTCGGCCGCACTGATGGGCCTATTATTCATTGAAGATAACGACCGTTTGCCGAGCTCTTATGATGACCTGGCTCATCAATATGGCCTACCGTTTGGAAACGATATTTAAGGAGGAAGTATCTTGAATCTGAAACGTTTAGCTATACTTGCAATGCCCTTTCTGCTTCTGACGTTGACTGGGTGTTCAGGAACAAAAGATTCTTCTAGCAATTCCTCAAGCTCGTCTAAATCCTCACAGGACGATAGCTACGATTTGCCTACTAGTGATGCATTTACCAAAGCAGTAAACAAAGCAAAAAATATGGATACCTTAAAAAGAACTACAGCAGAAGAAAATGATGCCAATATCCGGTATTCAGACATCGTTGGTAGTTCCGATCGGGATAAGTACGCTGGAAAAGCTAAAATTGTCACTGGTACAGTAACTGGTAAAAAAAGTACAACTGCAAAGGATAATTACATGTATTTCGTTCCTGATACGGCTAACTCGAAACATGCATATTGGGTCTATACTAACAAAAAAGGAATTAGAACCGATGATACTTTGATGGTCCACGGCGTCATTGTCGGTAAAGTAACCTATACCAACGGTAACGGCAATCGTCGCAACGGGGTTATTGTTGCTGCGGCTGCAAAAGACATTCAAAATAACGGTGCAGTTGGAAAATAGTCCATTTGTCCAAACCTGATGACGTTAAAAGCTGACTACATATTCATAGGAGGTTCGTTGTGAAAAGTATCAAAAAGAGTATTACGGTAGTTGCATTGTCCTTCACCTTATTTATGGGTGGCACAGCTCCTATTGTTCCAAACGTCACTACTGCTCACGCAAAAACTACATACGTTTGGATTGCACCCAAGCATGGAAAGAAGTATCACTTCAATAAACATTGTCGCGGTTTGAAACACGCTTCATATAAAAAGCACGTTTCATTGCATTGGGCAAAAAAACATGGATATTCAAGGTGTCATTTTGAATAACAGCTTCTGTCCGGTGACTCCCCTCGGTTCGATTCCGGGGAGAAGCATTTGGATCTTTAGCTCAGGTGGTTAGAGTAGACGGCTCATAACCGTTCGGTCGTAGGTTCGAGTTCAACAAGGTCCATAGCAATACAAGAGATCCCTATCCGGGATTTTCTTTTTTGCCACCTATAGAACATATGTTTGCGTATTTCAACTATTGATATACAAGGAGGAATCATTATGTCAAGAAGACGTCGTAACCCTGCCATAAAATCATATAAGTTAAAAGATGGAACGGAGAAATTCGAGTTTCAACTATATATTGGAATCAATCCTAACACTGGTAAGGAACAAAGAACTAGACGACGTGGATTTTCCACATTCGAAGAGGCCGATGCCACCTACAACCAGTTGCTAACTGAAATTGATAATGGTACCTATGCCCAGAGAAAAAAGCAGGATTTGGCTACTTTTGAGGATGTGTACAAATCATGGCTAGACACTTATATCCCCACGGTTAAACCATCAACAGCAAACAAGACTCAAGAATGGTTTCGAGATCATATCATCACAGAATTTGGAGATAAGTTAATAGATAAAATTACGCCCGCTGATTGTCAAAAATCCATGAACAACTGGTCAAAAAATCTGGTTCGTTACAAAACTTTTGGCAACTACGCTAGCCGCGTTTTTCATTATGCTGTAGTTCTTGGCTTGCGTGATGATGATCCTATGAAACGAATTGTAGTTCCTAAAAGTGGGAAGAAATCTACACGTAACGCCAAAGAAAACTTTTGGGATAGGCAAGAACTCCAACGCTTTTTACATCAGCTTGAGCATGAATCACTTGAGAAGCAAACCATGTTCCACATGCTTGCTTTTACTGGCCTGCGACGTGGAGAATTACTCGCCTTAAAATGGCGAGATATCAACTTGAAAGATAAAACTTTGGCTGTCACTAAGACCCTAATCCAACCCAATAATGACACACGTATGAAATCTAAAAACGACGAGCAAACCCCTAAAACTCGAGCTGGAAATCGTGTTGTTCCCATTGATGACACCACTCTAAAGCTTTTGAAGTCTTGGCAAGTAGAACAACGCAAACTACTCGGTCAAGGAAAACGTATCAAGCTTAATCAGCTGATCTTCACAACAGCTGATAATAAACACCTTCCCCTTCCCCAACCTGGCAAGTGGTTAGATGCCATCATTACAAAAATCAACACCACTAGTAAAATACCTTTAAAGCGAATTACCACTCATGGATTCAGACACACCTTTGCCACTTTACTTTATGAATCTGATCCCCGGATTACTCCCAAAGATGTGCAAAAAATTCTCGGTCACGACACAGTCCAGGTAACTATGGACATTTACACTCATGCCACTCAAGAAGGTCAAAAACGCGTCACAGAATCCTTATCCAAATTCATGGACCTCTGACGTATCCAAATAAATTGGCTACGGATTTGGCTACGTTAAAGTACCATATTAATGCGTATTATTTCCAAATAAAAAAGCAGGAACCCTTATATTTAGGGGTTCCTGCTTGCTATTTCGTACCAATTCTTTTGCCTTAAGGAGAGTACAGGTCTTAAATCTATTGTCGTCAAGAATACCTACAACACCCTTTTTATAGCCATTAATCGACTCTTGTTAATTTCTTTGGCTACGGATTTGGCTACGGTTATTCTCAAATAACGATGTTTATTTGATTTTCAGAACGTTTGTTCGTATAATTAAATGTGAGGTGATAGCCATGGAACAACAACCACTTAATGGAACCCTTGAAAGCGATCCCCGAACTATCAAGCTAAGCCCCCTGCTCCTTTATGTAAAGATACGTGACTCCAAAACAAGCGAGCTAGTCAATTGTTTGGTACATGCTCACGCTTTGGATTTTCTTTATCGTGCAGAGAAAGGATCAACTGTTGCTCTGTTTGGGCATTACAATAGTAGAAAACAGTTTGTGATCACCAAATACGCATTCTGCGCTACAACTGTGACTACAGCATAATGATGATGAGGTGATATTTAGTGATACAAATAGAGAATGATGCAAAGATTATCAATAAGCGAATCGACGCTAGTTTTAAACGGCTCATCAACACGCGTTATCAAATTAATGTAGTTTTCAACCATTACTCCAACACATTCAATTTTCTTATGTACGTAGCTCATCCTAAAAAGCGTTCTCGATCGATCCCCTTGCACACTGTAGAAACAGATGATCTTGTCTATCTGGAATCCCTAATCAAACGAATTCGCGCACACACCCAACTGACCATCACTTACACTGGATTTGTCGGCGAGAAGTGGCCATCAGACTTGCGGCCTATTCAGAGAACAGTAGGCGTTCATGAAGACAAACAGTATCTAAAATAAGATCAGTCCCATTGTGATACTGATCTTATTTTTAGTTTTTCGGAACTATCTAAATGCTATACTTAGCTTAGGGGGGAATTACAATGAAATTTGATTACAAATATGCGCTAATAAATTCTTCGGTATTGATACCATTCGCAATGTTTTTTGGCACAGCTTCTTGTATTTCGTCTGCCACCCTACTGGCATGCTATGCTATTACTCTAGCCATTTTGTATTGTATTTACTATGTTAAATTAGAAGTTCCTTTGAAAAAGAAGCATCCTTCACTTTATGAATCTAATAGAACAACTCCAACGGCGGTTACAAACCTAATAGTCTTCTTAACTGTTTTGTTGGTAATTTTTTTTATAAGTGTTAACTCCTCTGGTGCCTGGATTTTTCCATCCATATTACTTATTAGATGGGTTAGAGATGGATTTTCAAAGCCATTGGAAAAGTGGTGTTCCTAGATGATGGATTCATAAATACACCTTTTATGGCAAACTGTAAAAGCCACACATGCGATGTTAATAGTTTGCCTTTTTATTTGAAAAATGACAACACAAAAAGCCACCCACCTCCTAAGAGATGAGTGGCCTTTAACTATCTGTCTAATTCTGACACAATATTTAACACAACGCTAATAGGAATAAACATTGGGTATGCACACAACATTATATCAACCTTATCATAGTCCTTATGCAGGTACCCGAAATGGTACTTTTGATAAAATTCAACTGCTCCTGCCAATGCAGAAACCGTAATTCCCGTCGTACCTATCCCCAATGAAAATCTTACATTTATAACAGTTCGGAATAAGTCTAACAACATGTTAGCCCCGTAATCTTGGCCCTGAAATCTTTTGTTTACACCAAGCCATGCAATTTCAATTGCAGGGTAAGAGATTGTCCTCATATCGTCTTCATCATCAGTACTAATTGTCTTAAAAATTTTCATATCCTGATATCCTTTAACCTCAACGATACTGCTGGTCAGGGAATAAAACCCGGCAATATCAGATTTATCATCTGAATAAAAGACAGTTGTAGAAAACAAATTCTTCTGTTCCTTATCAATTGCATCATTTTGCAAGAAATTATTAACGGATTCTTCTCCACAATCAAAATTATCCAGAGACTTGATATTTTGAACATCTAAAATGTTCGAACTAACGAGCTTCAAACTTGTGTGTTGCCTTTCTAAAGGCATTCACCGCCTGATTAATTTCCACTCGTTGGACAATGGTTTCATTATCCTTGCGAGGCATGATTGTGCTTAATACATCTTTAAGCTCACCAGAACTGTTAACATGAATTACATGTTTAAATCCATTACCCTGAATAGCAGCCATAGTAATCCCTCCAATCACAATACTAATGCGCTACTAAAGAAGACAATTTTACTCCATTGCTTCTATAAATAAGTATAGACGATAGTATCAGCAATTGTAAACAACTTGCTTAAATTCTTTATCAATTTGCTCACAATTATTATCTTTTTCTTCATTTGACAAAACTATTGATTTGTTTGTTCCCACTGATATACATACCGTTTGCCAGACAGATTCGTGACGTATCCCCATATTCCACAACCTCCGTCACATCAAACTCAGTCCCAGCTGGTTGCCAGTCCACAACATGCTTGAGGGCTTTGTCCTTGTAACGATGAGTACCGCGAACAGACTTCACTCGTTTGACGCCGCCATCAACGGAATAATATAAGCGATTAACGTTGGCTTGGTTAGACGTGATGTAATAACCGTTGGCCAACTGGAATCGGGTAATTTTACCGTAGTTAATCACTTTGGCAATCGCAAATACGGTGCCAGCCGGGAAGTTGTCCACTTTGTGTTTAAAGGCAATGTCCTTGTAACGATTAATCGGGGTTCGGGCATAGATCATTTTGGGATTGTATCGGTAATAGATGGCCTTCTTCGGCTTAGCTGCCTTAGTTGCGGTGCCATAGTATAAGTTTGAGTACATTTGGGATACATCAAATGTCCCATAGCAACCTGGGAAGTGCATGCTTGATGTCCACTGCCAGCCATTATATCCGGTATAGAGCTTGAAGCCTGACGGGTTATAAGGATAGTTAGCCACCCAACCGCCCCGACCAGTTGTATTCAAAGGCACTGAATTAATCCAACTGCCCATCGTATAGACGTCCGTCTTAGGATAGCCCATGCGATGAACTTCGTTGATCCAAGCCTTAACAATTTTGGAGTTCTGATTCCAACCTGAGTTGGTGGCTTCAAAATCAAGTACGATCACGCTGTTTTTACCTAATCCTGCCTTAAGTGCACTCCGGGCTGCCATCTGGGCTTCGGCCTTAGCTCCAGCCACTGTTGTAAATCGGGCAAAATGATAGCCGTTGACGTGTAAGCCAGCAGATACCGCGTTACGAATGCTCGGCTTGGCCGTTTGGTCAGTGAAGTACGTGCCCTCGGATAGCTTAGCTATCATGGCTTTGACGCCATACTTTTTCATCGAACGCCAATTGGCAACGGTCATGATCCCATTGTTATTAGAAGTATCCACAACATCATAATGTGGCATTACTTTGCATCTCCCTCCGTAGTAGCCGTCTTTTCAGGCACATCTAAGGGTGCTGGGTCAGCGGTCACTGTCGCAGCTTGCTTGTCCAGTTGTGCTTGCTTATCAGCGAACGCTTGCTCTGTGTCCGCCAGAGCGACATTGTATTCAGCCTGTTTTGCTTGGGCTTTCGTATCTGTTGTCGTCATAGACTGATATGCTTTTTCGATGGCTGCTGAAATAATTGCCGGTGCCAGACTGTCATGACCAAATACTTTCATTTGGCCTGTTACATCAGCAATCGCCTGCTCACGCTTTTCTTCCCCTGGCATTTCATAATTAACGGCCGCCTTGTTGACAGCATTGAAAGCCAATGTGTCTAGCAGGCTTAGAACTTCACGTTGGGTAGCGGACTTGTTCGCCGCAATCTTGGTCTTCAAGGCTGGATTGATCCGGGTAAACCAGCCAACCAGGGCAAAAATTAAGACACCTAAGATACCGGTGTCGTTGAGTAATTTAATAATCTTCGTAAATTCAGTCATGCTTTTTCCTCCTAAAGTTCGCCATACCGTTCCCGGTACGCTTGATTCTCACGTTCTAAAGCGGCATTGCGTTTTCGTAAAGCTTCATTCTCGCTAACCTTCAGGGCAATTTGCTGGTTAAGTTCTTGTTCCATCGCATCTTTCTTAGCTTTTAATTCGTTCAGATCTTTTGCAAATTGTGCTTGATCACTCTCGCGTTCTTTACGAAGCAATTCGTTATCGGCTTTGACTTGTTCCATAATGTACTTCTCTATGCCCTGACGATCACGATCAGCCTGCCGTGTATCAGAGTGGTAGCCATGAATAACAGCCCATATAGTAGTTACGAACGTTCCCAATGCGCCTAAAGCAACTGCCCAGGACTTAATATCCATGTGTGTCCCCCCTAATCAACGTACCGACTAGTAAGAACAGCATGAGCAAAGCAAATACCCACGTAAGGTTAAACCGCACATCAAACAAGCCCCGAACAATAAAAGCCACTGATAAGGCCCCCAATGCCGGTGATAGTGCAACTAAGCCACCATCGCGAAACAACCGTCGGTTGTGAAAGACGCCAACCAGAATAGCGATGCCGCAGATAATTAACCACAATGAAAACCACCAGTCATCAGCAAAGGCAAAGATTGCATGTTCAGCTGGTGAAGGTGGTGGCGGTGGTGTTACTCGTGGATCATCTAAATAACCTTGATGAAACCAAATATAAAAACCGCCTATCATTGAAAACAGGCCAAAACAAAAATGATTCCAATGCGAAAAGGCCCGTTGAACCGGGCCATCTTTAATACGATGCATGCTTACGCCTCCAAAATAAAAGCACCTAGGCGGTTGTGGTATCCGTCGTCGGTGCTGTGTAGTCCTTACCTGTAAGTTCTTTGTACTGCTCCGGTGTGATACACCAATTGACCATATAGCCAATGTCTAAGCCCCATGAAGCATACAATGTAGCATCGTTAATATTAGGTGATGAAAATGGATTGTTTCCCATAATAGTTTCTCCTATTCTGCCTTAGCTGTGATTTGTTTTTGAACAGCTACAATTTGCTGTGACAGGCTGACGAATTGCTTTTGAAATTGATCTTGCGTAGTAACAAATTGCTGCTGGGCTTCTACTTGAGCCTTTGTGGCACTTCCCAATGCTGTTTGCAAGCCTTCGATGGTTTTGGCCTGCTTTTCGGCTTGCTCACCCTGCTGGTCAATCAATCCTTGTAAGTAGTCAATATCCAAATTGGGTAAGTTACCCGGAGCTGTGACTTCTTGCGAATCATTACTCTTGAATGCGTACATCCACCAGTAGCGAGTGAAGTATTGAATCGAGGTGGTCGGGATATTCACCGCCCGTAGGCCGTCCGTCTGTTCAAGTACGGGCGTAGTGTCCTTATCCGGAAATTGGTTGTCTGCATCTGGTTTTACGTAATAAATTGGCATCTTTGTTCCTCCTTATTTTCAGTATGCTTCAATTTTTAAAATTGGGGAGAATTCACCAATTTGACTATTATACGTAGTGGTCCATGCGCTCCACAAATTTTCGGGAGATTCATACGAAAACACATTTGAGCTTAAATCAAACAAAATTTTTCCATCAATATTTTGGCTTGCAGTATTTCCTATTCTTCCAAAGATGTCTTTTGAGGTTAGAACGATGAAATTATTGTTTAATTGGCTGATAGGATATAGTTGATCAGTTGTGTGGTCGATTTCAGTAAAAGCGTCGGTGATAGACTCGTTATATCCGGGAACACCACCGTGGTAGACATCTCCATAAGTTACTTTTATTCCATTTTTTAGCCTTTCTAATGGCTTGCCTAACTTATATTCCTGAGGATCAGAAAATTTTAATTTTTCCCAGTCTGATTTACTACTGCCATCATAAAGAATTGTACCAGCTGATAGAAAGCTAGAATAGATTTTTTTTGCATTTCCTTGACCATCAGCATAGTACATGCCACCTATTTTCTTACTATGTCCATTGCCATCAGCTATATACATGCCACCAACTTTATTACCGTCTTTAGTATATAGACCCATGTTAATCCTCCTCATACCAATATATTCCAGAAACGGTAGATGCTTTTGCCGCTGCCAATGCTGCCTCGTCACTAGCGTTAGCATGATAAAAGTTATTCAAATCGTCGCTGGTAGCGACTGATTTACCCCCGTTCACAGTAAGCTTGGCAAAATCAACAGGTTTAGAAACAACCCCAGTGTCAGGGTTGCGGTCAACCACGTTAGCCGCGTTAGCGGGCGTATAGTCTAGCTTATCCTGCTTAGCATTAACCTCATCAATGCTGGCAACTTGATTGGCTGGCTTACGCATATCCGCCGTGTGCACGACCGTACTATCATCAGCTTTGCCACTAGTCTTCGTGTCTGCGTATTCCTTGGCCGACTTGAGTGTCATGGCGTCGCCATCAGCGACATTTTTGGTGGTCGCGATGGCATTACCAGCACCGTCTACCGCACCCTTTTCAAGGGTAACCGACTCTTTGAAGTCTGCTGGCTTGCTACCGTCGATGACGGTGGCAGGAATATTAGCCTTGATATCATCAATAGTTGCAATGTGTTTTGATGCAAAGATTGCATCAAGGTCGGCTTCATTAAGTGAACCAGCCTGACTGACAGTAATCAAAACATTATCGGCATCACTAACCGTTGTATCAGTCTGGAATGAATCATTTTAAGTTGGACTTACCGTCATATGCAGCGATGTAGTCCGGTAAAGAACTTGGTAATACTCCATACAGAATTTCATCCCCGTTTTCTGGTCGTGCATAAAACCCGACTGTATAGAGACTGTATGCCATCGTCACATCTTTAGACGGAAAGTCCACCCGCATAGTCAAGGTAGTGTCATCCTTCTTAATAATTCGTGAGTAGTTGACTGTCTGCTGCACATCTTCAAGTGACGTGAGCTTTTTTAAATCGTTGACCGGAGTAGCTGAGTAATCATGGCTTGAGGCCACTGCTCGGGTGAACTGGATTTTATCCAAGCCCCCAAGTGTGCCCGTTGCCAGTGATCGACCAGCTTCGGTCAAATAGGTAGTATCAAATTGCACTTTTATCCCTCCTTAGAGACTTGGTGAAGCCGCTGTCGCTGAGTGACTGTGGCCATGGTCGTATTATCATCCGTAGTGTGTGCGCGGTCTCTCATGCTATCCATAACAGCAAAGTGAGAACGCTCCTTTTTAGTGGCTGTGGCCACGTATAGTGTCTGGGTAGCGACAGCTTGAAAGTCAACGCTGACAATTTTTACTTCTGGCATAACAGCTGACTCTAGTGCCTTAACCAGAAGGTTCTTCTTGCGAGCAGACTTACTATAACGGTTTGGAATATTAGTAAATCTAACTGCTTCCGGATCACCGCCTAGTTGATCTGGATCAGTGATTACATCGAATTCAGTTGGATCAGCTTGCAAAATAAAAGCAATCAAGTTGATAATGTCATTTTCCGTAACTCCAATTCGGTTAAGCATCTTAGCTAGTCGAATCTGGAAGCGGAGAAAATCATCATCGTTATCAATTCGACTAATACCCCAATCAGCTGCGATGTCATCTAGTGCACCACCACGTGCATTTTCGAGCTGTCGCCATTCATATATTTTCCGAAAAACATCAATTTCTGCAATGATGTCATCTGCCAAAGCGTTGAGCAATGCTTGGTTATTACTATCGGGATTTTTGATTTTTTTCTCGCTGGCATGCAGTGATTATCATTTGACGAATGGTATCATCGTCCAAACCCATATCTGTCCAAAAGTTCTCCAACTGGTCTCAGCCATTAATGACCACCTCGATATCATCGGCCGTGATGTAGGCTAGCGAGTACCCGTCAACTTTTACATTGCCAAGCGTTAAATTGGTTTTATCAGTGCCAACAAGTAAATCAATGCTGCTGATCCCATCGACTTGCCACAAATACTCAAAAAGCTTTGAGTAGAGTAAGGTATCACCCATATTAAGTGTCCGGTCGTATTCGATGACCTTATTTTTAATTCAGTCACACCGTTGTCCGTGTCAAAACTATCAGTCGTTTCAATGGCAACTTTCACGTAAACCGTTTGCTGCTTGGCACGGGAAAAGTAAATGGTTCGTTCTTGACCAGAGTTATTAATAACAGTTTGTGCAACCTCCCCAAACGTATGACCCGGCAACCCGATTGAATTAAAAATGGCGTTAGCAACGTTCTCGTCACTACCGCCAATTACATATACATGGGTTGTTTTAGGCGGATTGCCATCAGCATCCGCCGTCATTTCGTTGTTAGCTTGTACTTTGGTGGCCGCGCTGCTGGTACTGGTTCACCATATACAACTAACTCAATCACCAGCGACACCTGCCAATGGTAATTCTGTCTGCTGAATCAACATCTTGGTAGCAGTGCTTGGCCGCCAATCGTCGATGTACTTCATAGCTTTGTCGAAGTCCTTGGCCTTAATCTGGATTCGCGCACGGACGCCACAAACTTGATTTAGCCCACCGTTGATATCTTTATAGAGTGCCGACCGTTGTTCCTTGGTCAACTGCAGGTGACGGTCACGAACGTAGAAATTGACTGCCCTAGATACGCCACGGCTGACTGTCGTATAGTCACCAGTCTCTAGTCGGCGGTTCTCCTCGAAGTCGTCCATGCGTTCCTCAACGTGGTCTAGCCGATGATTGGCGCGGCTCCCAGTCTCAATCAACAAGTCAATTTTCTGTTCTGGCGTCATGACCAGTTCGGCTTGCTGAGCTCGCTTCTCCATCGAGATAAAGTACTCGCGGCTTGCTTGCCCTTTGGTGTTCTCTGAATCATTGACACTTCTTTCGCCATGTCTAAAGCCATTGCATATTCAATGCGAGGCCGACCACCGCGGCTTTTCCCCGAAAGTGGGGAAAAGTCCTTTCCTTCGACAAACCCGTAATCAGTCATGTCTTTAAACCAAGTTGAGAAGTCTTTTCCAACCTCCAAAAGTCATGCAATCCTCGAGCGTCAACTGCAACGCTATCACTATCGTTGCCCATAATTAATTCTTGTAAATTTTTCATGTTGTAGCCTCCTGCCTTGACTCTCCATTCTGCTGTAATCGCGCTATCCGCATGTTGATTTTTTCCTGTTGTTCAGGCGTTAGTTCCGTTCGGGTAGCCGTTGGAGTGGTTCCCGATTGCGCCCAGTCTGGCAAGGTTCTTTGGTGGTTGTCTTCTGCCCCTGACGAAGTGGATCAGGCGTCATATCCAATGTGTCAGTCCACCTGTGCTCGGCAATCCAGTTATCAGGATTCTTGGTATACTGCTCAGTCCGTTTTTTAATTTTGCAGTATTCTGCATACTTCTTGGCACCAGTTTCAATGTCATCGGGACTAAATCCGTTGTCAATGGCAATCTTAAACTCATCGAATGCCTTATCGAATCCTTGTTTTTTTTGGATAGGTTAGCCAAAATCCAAGATTGAATCTTTCTCGAAGCTGGTCATCAGTCACCTTGGGCTTAGTATTATCTGATTTACTATTATTTCCTTTAGTATCATTTAATATACTTTGTGTACTCTCAACGTTGGAAACGGGGTTATCGGTGTTGGTTACTTGGTTTCCAACGTTGGAAACCCGCAATAAACTAAATTTTGGTTCGATATGATGATTTTTCTTCTGGCGTGCCGCCTGCTCATATCTAGCCTGAATACCATGGGAAGTTAAAATGTGATATTTTTCAAACATGCCATTATCGAAAAATCCAACTTCTGTGGCCCGTTTTACCAGCTCATCTACCGCACTTTCCTTGGTACCGACTTCGTCAGCCACCAAGAAGCACATATCTGAATCCCACACGGCGTAATACCCTTCATCACGATAAATATTACCAGCAGGCTCAGCAAGATGGACCCTGTAGCGATTCCACAAGAACGCATGATTTTTTCGAATCTTGATATCTCTGAGAAAATCAACATCTATTGAATAGTAATCAATTCCTTTTTTTATTGGACGTGCCATTTACGCACCTCCTAACTTGCCTATATGATTATTTTTTATCACCATCAATGGCATCGTAAATATCCTTTTGCTGTTGCTCTGTTAGGCTGGAATTACTTTTGCTTGATTGCACTGTTTTGGCTTTGGATGAACTATCAGACGATTTGTTTGCGTCTGCCGCCGCATTATCACTATCAGAGTTAGTTGCGTCATCAGTGATGTCCAACCGATCTTCCACCAGCTGGTCATTATCATCCAACGTTTGAGCCTTCTCATCTTTACTGACAGCGTTTTGCATTTCAATGGACAAGATTCCCCAGCGGCCTAACATACTTCTTAGCACTGTTTTAGTTGCCATAGCATCGTAGTTATCACGCCATACACCAGTTAGTGCTCGTTTGTCCTTAGCTTTGTTATTGGCTACCCGATGTGCCTCTACTTGGTCACGAGTCCAATAAACGGTTTTAGTAAATCCATTTAGAAGTTCAAAATAGCCTGCATATCCTACAGCCTTATCCGAAGTGGCTTTGGTGAAATCATACTTTAGTTCCTCAGCCAACGGGTTCCATGAAATGAATGCCCCCTCAGGAATCGGGGCCACATTTAACTTACGATACTGCCCCGATCGTTGTGCCAATTGAATGTAGCCTTTGTAACCAATGATTAATTGAGCTTTTTTCTCCCATCGATCGGTTTCTTTGTTCATGCTGTTAAATGGAACGATGTAGGCATAGCCAAGGTTGGGATCAATCGGCAAATCCAAAGTTGCTGCAACCATCGCGCTAGTCATAATGGACATTGGCTGAGCATCCGCTAGATAGCCATTCGTGTTAACAACATTTAGAACAGAACTAACGAATCCTGATGATTTTTCCTTCAATACATTTTGGAATTTAGCTTGAATTGTTGGTGATTCAAGTAGAACTTTGATTGACGCATTTTTAGCGCTGACCTTTTGCGGTTGCGTATTTAACGCTTGGTTTAAAGTGTTATTAGTAGCCATCTTTACCTCTCCTTAATCCGTAGTACGCGATTGCCTTTTTTGGTAAGTCGATTAGTAACGACGAAATGTTCTGACGTGCCAACCTCAGTAGTTAGCATTGCCGCGCGAACCTTGTTTTCAGTTGTTTTGATATCATTGTTGTAAGTCTTGAGCCCCTCTTTGAGGTGTTCACGCTCAACCAGTAATTTATCCAAGTCATCATCTAAGATGATTGGCTGTCCTTCGGTCTTATGATGCAACTGCTTTAGAACATTGGTCGTTGAGTCGGACCCATCAACTTCCGGCGGAATGCCTTGGATAATGTGCTTATCCCACCAATCAACAATTTGCCGACGCATGGTAGCAATTAATTCATCATCTCTGTCTACCCGTTTAGTAATGAAGTGGTGTCCGCCGATTAGGGTTGCGAAGTAGCAGTAAGGACGATCAAGAACCATCATATAGTGTTGAACCTGTAGCAAGTATGCTGGTGGAATCTCATCATCGACCCATTCTGAGGACTTAAATTCCATAGCTGTTTTGATTTCAAGGAAACCAGGCTCGCCAACGATATCCCGGTCGATGTCTGCCCGTAAAAAGTCATACTCAGGATCAACGAATGTTTTGTTTTGACGATGGACCTTCTTACCAGTTTGTCGCTGAAACTCTTGAGCAATGATGGGCTCCATAATATTTCCCCAATGGGTAAATTCATTACCACTATCATCAATTGGCAATTGGCCTGTTTTGTCGGCCCACACTTCGAACGGTGAACGCCAACTATTGAAGCCCAAAATAGCAGACACATCTGAACCGCCAATTCCCTTACGGCGATGCTCTAGCCACTGATAGCGGTTCATCTTGTAGGTCATCTCGACCTTTGGACGTAAACGCTCTTTAACTTCATCCATTATTTCTCCTCCTCAAACTTGTTACGGCCAAGATAGGTGACTAGTCGCACCTCTGGGCAGTACCCATAAAGTGCCAGTACAGCACTCTGATAGCTGTCGTGACCGCCATCCTTGAAGTTTTCAAGGTAGTTATCAACGTCAATCAAGTCATTGTAGATATATGTTGGTTGTTCTTTGTCTTCAACGACCCAGTAGCGGCTATTGATCAGTAATGGCTCGCCGTTGGTATCTAACACTTCGGGAGCGACCGTGCTTGCATCGTCCTGGTGCCGGTACAACTGAGTATAAGAGGCTGTCATGCCACCTAATGCCATTGCAACCACCGCCCGTCTGAGGTAGAATTGATATTGAAAAAGTATGATAAATGTAATTTATCTTCGAGTTCTGAGCTGCCACTCAGAGCTCTTTTTTTATGCCATAAGATCATTGTTTAATTACCTCCAGTCCTTTGATACTTCGTTCAATCGTCTCTTTGTTTTGCGTTGTGATAGTCACAATTGGGCTGCCAGTATTACGGTCATTGTGAATGTTGATCACTCGACCAACGCCTGCTGACTCTATCGTGTCACCGATAAACACGTAGGCTCCATATCTGACGATGTCACCAACATTAATTCTCATGTTGATTCCCCAATCCGAAGAAATCTCTTATAGCTGGTCCCCAACCGCCTTGGTCGTGTACATATTCGGATAACTTAAATCCTGCCAACATAGCCAAGAAAATAAAGCCGATCCAAGTGACACATTCACCAACATAGTAATAAAACAAGTCCATCTTTATCCCTCCTACACATTGCCAACTCGATATTTCAACATAAGTGCATCTAAGTCATCCTTATTAACTACCGTGATTCCCCCTATCACCGTCGTAGGTACTAACCCAGCGTCTCTCCACTTTTTAAAAGTCTTTGCTGTAATGCTGACATAATCGGGCGCTTGTTCTAATCGCAGGTATTGTGGTTGAACTTTTGGTTTTCCAGTCAGCTTAATAATTAATTTCTTTAGTTCATCAAAGTCTTCTTTCGTGATGCCGTCATCCATTTTGACCACCCTCCTTTATGCTTGTTGGTTTCATGGACAATCTGTAGCATGTCCTGTTGGGACACATCTTCAAACTGACCATTAAAAAGTAGCTCCATACTGATCAGTTTGATTCGCTCGTAGCTGTATTGCTCAGCTTTCTTGCATTGATCATGAGTCCATTTTTCACGTGGCCGGTCTCGCATAAATGTTTTGACTTGCCGTCGCAGCTCTATAACCGCCGCACGTTGATCGTCGATGGCGTCTAGCGTGGCAAAAGGCGCATCCCTGAACTTAGGCGACCAATCTTCCGTATCGTACATTTGAATGGCTTCAAAGTAAGCCGCTGCCATCTGATTACTAAACCGGTAATCTCGTAAGTAAGTCGCATCCTTCACCGCATTAGCAGCCGTTGTATCTACTGTGTGACGATTATTAGCAATGCCTTGGGCCGTTTGTCCGGTATCTTCTGCCATAAGCTTGGCTGAAACGTTATTACGCTTCATGGCGCTATCGAAAAATGTACGGATGTCACGAGATGTTTTTATCACATCCATTACAACTGCCTCCTTGTGTTTCGACTGATGTACTACAAGTGCTTGTAGTACATAATTTAATTAGAATGAAAACTCTAAGTCTTCTTCATTCAAACCGACTTGTTGATTAAGAACCTTACCAGCGTCCTTAAACAGATGATTCAAACGCTTATCTTGCTCACCTGGTAAATCGTCAGCCGCAAGCATAGCTTTTAGCTGACTATCAGTCAGTCCTAACGTATCCTTGATAGTTTTGATCTTTTCCTGTCGCGTCATCTTGACACCTCCTTTAATCTGAAAATCCTCTTACCAGTAGTACAACAACGGCAATTCCTAGAAGACTGGCCATCAGCTCACCTCCTCAGTAGAAACAATAGTTTCTGAATCAGTAACTTTTTGGGTAAATAGCTTTGTAATCGGAATTCCCAACACTTTATGAAGCATCGGAATTGTATTAGCATCGAACGCATACTTTCCGCTCTCGTATCGAGAATAGTTGGCCTTACTGCCCATGTCTAGGTAATCAGCCATATCTTGCTGGGTCAATTTCAATTCAATTCGACGACTTTTTATTAGACGCAAATCAAGTTCAATCATTCTTCATCCTCCTTTTTGCTTCTTTTTGGTTACTGATATGTTAACTATGACTATATATTAGGTTACTGGTTTAGTAATGTCAAGAAAAATCGTTACTTTTTTAGAAACTTTTTGTTTCCAAAAAAGCAACCGTGCTATCATTTAGTTGTCAATACAGTAACGAAAGTGAGGCCAATCATGGATAAAGATTTAATTTCTAGAATTATTGACTTACGAGAATCACGCAATTGGACCCAAAAAGACCTCGCAGATAAGATGGGGTTCAACAAGGTAACAATGAACAAGATAGAACACGGGAATCGAAACATAACCAATTCTGAACTTGCTAAGTTCGCAGACATCTTTGAAGTCACCACAGATTATCTCCTTGGTAAAAATAGCACTCCTGTGTGGGCTAACGAAAAGGATACAAACGACTTAGAAAAATTTCTTACAGATAACAAGGGGTCCATGACTTATGGCGGTGAGGATCTCACAGAAGAAGAAAAAGAGCAAGTGCGTGTGGCGATGACAACCATTTTCTGGAAGCGCCACAAGCACGACTAGGGGCTGATTGTTTGGAAAAGATAAGTAACGTTGCGAAAACAGTAATGAATCGATACCACACCGCCAATCCCTTTACAATTGCAGAAAGACTCAATATTCAAGTCGAATGGTGCTTGTTTGGCCATTATCCACTAGGAAAAACTGTCTATGATGGCGACCAACCTGTTGTTATGCTCAATACAACAATTAGACATACCCCTACCCAATACTTTGTTATGGGCCACGAGCTAGGCCACGCCATCCTTCAAGAAGGTCTGGTCGGCTACTATACAAGTAGCAACAAGGCTCACGGGCAACTTGAAACTGAGGCAGACGAGTTTTCGGCCGCACTGATGGGCCTATTATTCATTGAAGATAACGACCGTTTGCCGAGCTCTTATGATGACCTGGCTCATCAATATGGCCTACCGTTTGGAAACGATATTTAAGGAGGAAGTATCTTGAATCTGAAACGTTTAGCTATACTTGCAATGCCCTTTCTGCTTCTGACGTTGACTGGGTGTTCAGGAACAAAAGATTCTTCTAGCAATTCCTCAAGCTCGTCTAAATCCTCACAGGACGATAGCTACGATTTGCCTACTAGTGATGCATTTACCAAAGCAGTAAACAAAGCAAAAAATATGGATACCTTAAAAAGAACTACAGCAGAAGAAAATGATGCCAATATCCGGTATTCAGACATCGTTGGTAGTTCCGATCGGGATAAGTACGCTGGAAAAGCTAAAATTGTCACTGGTACAGTAACTGGTAAAAAAAGTACAACTGCAAAGGATAATTACATGTATTTCGTTCCTGATACGGCTAACTCGAAACATGCATATTGGGTCTATACTAACAAAAAAGGAATTAGAACCGATGATACTTTGATGGTCCACGGCGTCATTGTCGGTAAAGTAACCTATACCAACGGTAACGGCAATCGTCGCAACGGGGTTATTGTTGCTGCGGCTGCAAAAGACATTCAAAATAACGGTGCAGTTGGAAAATAG